ACAGTAAACTTATAAAGCATACCATTACTTCCACTATATGTATCTTGTACGCCATTTTTCATCAGTGGTACGAAACTGATTAATTTACCTTGTGCCATTTTTCTTCAATTTTGTTACTCGTTCAATCTCTTCATTACAATCTCCCTCTGTTAGAAAATAGTTTCCAACTTCATAATACAGATTATCTGTAGTGTTGTTTGTTTCTACACGTTTTCTTGAAATGAAATCATTCATAGAAACATTTTGATCTTTCAGAACATAAACAAAATACTCTTCACCTACTGCTACGCGAATGACATTCGTTTTTTTCTTTGTATACTTATTACATCGGATAACATTATCATTTCCGACATTATCTCCAAACTCCGGCTGACCAGTGCAATCAGGGTAGCTGCTTTTGTAACTACCACAAAGATTGCGTTTGGTATCAATTGTTGATACTTTTCCCATTTTAAACCTCCGGTATATATTCAATCCAATCTTCGGCCAATGCATCAGAAACAGAAGGCGCCCATCCATTGATGTTGTTTTCTTTATCAACTATTGCTAATTGATAGTTGTAACGAATAGTCAAAAATGGGCTATTATTTTGCATCATTTTATTCCCATTATCACTAGCTAAATCATAGCGACGAGTAAATTCACATTTTACTGCTTCAGGTAATGATTGCATTTTCGGAACAACAGCTATTGGTATCTCAGAAGGTACTTGTTGAAATACAAATAGTCCTTTACCATTCCATCCAATTCTTTGAATCATTGGATAAGTTTTAATTGCATGATTAAAATCCATAATTATTATTGGCTTACCTATACCGCACTAGGTTTTAGTTATTAAAACAATTCTTTCTCTTCTTTCTTTACTTCATGATCAACTTCATCGTAGCAAACCAATTGCATTTCATCAGCAGAACGAACATGTTCAGCGAATAGCATTACCTTACCAAGACTTTTAGCTGTTTCCTCAAGCTTATTGAGTACTTCATATCCCAAGGCCTCAGCATCGCCCATAAGCATCAATGGAGCCTTATTGACGCGCATCATCAATTGAGCAATCGCAGCAGTCGCTTCCGACTTACAAATATCAGTTTCCAGAAAAGGAATATTATCGATAGTAACATAATCATCATCAATCGACCAACCAACCGGCATGTTCTGGCTGTTTTTGATGATTTCCTTCTTCTTGGTGCGGAGAGTCGTAATCTTCTCGTCCAACTCACTAACTTCACTTTCCTTCTTCTTATAATCTTCTTCATTCTTTGCTTTTTGTTTTACCAATACATCCAATTGATTATACTGATTGATTTTTGTTTGGCCAATCTCTAATCGTTTAGCAAGACCGATATTCTTTTCAGTACCATCACCATCTAATTCCAATTTTGCAGCTTCAAGTACTTTTACATCGAACTTAGTATTCAATTCAGTGATTGCTGCAGTGATTGCTTTTTCAGAAGTTTCGTACTCAGCATTCTCAGTTTCCAATTTCTTTTCATCAGCTGCCAACTCTTTGGTAAGGCGTTCAATTTCCTCTTTGGCAAAACGAATAGAATTAGTAAGACTTTCCACTTGTTTATCATGCGATTTTTTTAATGGATCCAGTTTTGCATTTTCTGCATCCAACTTCACTTGATAAGTATCGAATCCTTTGATTGTTTCATCAATTACTTCTTTACGAGCAGTAAGTTCAGTAAACAAAGTTTGAATCGCCGGCGCATCAGTAATAAGCTTTTGTTGTTCCGGATTGAATACGATATTGTCAATACTCTTTTTCAAGAAGTCAACAGATGCATTCAATACTTTGCGCGAGTCAATCATTGTACCTTTGGTTGGATGAACCTGAGCATCAATTTTCAAAATCTCTTCACGGTCTTTCTCAGAAAGTAAGTTCATGAAGATAGCACGTTGTTTAGCACGGCCCGGTTCTGTTTTACTCCATTCAAAGAACTCTTCCAATGTGAAGTGAGTATAGTTGAAGATAGCGCGCATTTCAGTAATTCCTTTGACAACTTTATTGTCTGGAGCAATGAACTGAAATTTGTTCTTTCCATCAATATTGAAGTCATAACGGAATTGGTATTGTAAACCATCAGCGCCAGGTATTGTACCGGTAGCAAATCCTTCTTTCTCACCAAAGGTTACTGGATTGACAGTAGTATCTTTTACTTCCATGAGTGCTTGGATAAGATTCAAGAAAGAAGTTTTACCTTTTTTGTTTCCGCCTTGTGCGAAGAAGATAGTACCATTTGATAAATCCCATTCTCCCTCTTTGAGAAGTTTGTAATTTTTGATATGAATTTTAATTTCTTGTGACATGTTGTGTTATTTAAAGTGTTGCAATTTCAGCTTCTTTTTCTGTGATTTGTTTTCTGATTTCATCTTTTGCTATTATAGCAATTACCGGCATTAATTGAGGAACGAATTTTTGTATATGCTTTTTTCATAACCAGATGATGAAAGAACAATTTGTATTCCATTAAATCCATCTTCTGATTTGTTTAAACAAGCATCAATGTATGGAATTAATACTTCAAGGTCTTTTATTTCTTTTTCAAGTTCATTTGCACGTTTAATATTTTCTTTGTTCATTTTTCATCCTCCCATGGTAAAGGTTCTTTTTCTTCTAATTCTAATATATTACGTTTAATCATATTTTTTACTTCATAAACTGATACTGGTGTGCTTTCAAATCTATTTGCTAAATCAGTAGCTACTTCTTCAGTAATTGGATTAATTGCATAAATAGCTGTTCCATTATAGAACTTAGTAAAGGCCGGTTGTTTTGTTGTTTCTGGAACATCTACACGAAGCATATTAGTTCCTGCTATATTTTGCTCAGTACATTTACCAGCAATCTTATTATGGCCGAATAATTCAACCATACACCATAAATCAAATTTCTCTTCTGACATTTTAAAATGAGTTTAATGTTTGACAATTTGTACATTCTGCTTTATGCATGTTTACTACTTCTAATTTGTTTTTGTTGCATGACTTGCATAGCTTCGTTTTAATCTTACTTACATGCTTCTCTACTGAATTGACCCATCTACTAAATTCAAGGGCATCTTGCTCTTGAAACATAGCAAATAGGTCATTATTCAAGGTACTATCGTTTGTCATACATGAATGATTGCGATACATGCTGCAATCATAGTTCCACTTTCTTTAAAGGTACCAGCTGGTATTTCTTCAATAACAGCACCCATACCATCAAGAAAAGCTCTGAACTCAGTTTCTTTCTTATTATTTGATTCTCTCCAATGATTAGAAACACATGATACTACTATTCCACCGGGCTTACAGACTTCAACCATTTTATAGATATGATCAATATCCTGATTCTTTGTGAATGGTGGATTAGCGATTACCTTATCAAATGGTCTATTACATTCTGAAGTAAGAAAGTCTTGAAAGAAATGAGTAATCTGTTTCTTTGTAAGAATAATAGAATTGAGTCCCATATTCTCAACACATGTAGGCACGATATTATGCCATTTGCGTTGCATTGCTTCAACGATAGCACCTTGTCCGGCACTAGGCTCTAGAACACGGTCATAGTTGTTTAATTGAGCAAGCTCTACAAGTCTGTCAGCAAGTTCCGGTGGAGTACCAAAGAATTGATGTTCTTTCTTTAGGTTCCGTTTTTCACCACTGGCTATCTCTGCCAATAAATCTGTTGGATCCTCAGCAAATACAAAAGCCTTTACTTTACCACCAGTCCATTTACCACCGATAAGTTCTAAAGCTTTTGCAACTTCCATATAAAGCTTACGGTCGATTTGTTCTTCCGGTAGATATACGCGATTTTGTACTACTGTACATTCTGATAAAATTCTTTGTTTTGACATTATTCTCCTATGTTACCAAATTTGACATATTCATTTTCTTCTACTACAACCGGCACTTCTTTTTCTTTTGTAGGTACTTTCTTTTCTTTCTCAACAACTTCTTTCTTTACCGGATTAATTTCATCAAGAATAACTTGTTTACGAATAGCAATACGATCTTTACGTTTGTTACATGTGGCCGTATGTTCTTTGACAATCTCCCCAAACTTATCTGAATAGAATACATTCGAAATAGATGAAAGGATATTCTGAACATCGGCATCATGAGTTACTTCTGTTCCAACAATACATTGTTTTATAAAGCACCGTTTCAATGTAATAATATCCTCGGGCAACATGTTTTGTATGTTTTCCATGTAAGACAAATCTTTCTTGAATTTTGCTCTTATCTCTTTTAATTTACTATTGGAAGCCATATAGAATACTACAGCCATAAAAGCAGTTTCTTCGATAGGAAGAAGTGGTGTACTTATCTCACGATAATCACTACTGGAAATAAGACTTCTAAGATCAGCATTAATCTTTTCCTCTTTGATTTCCTCTTTACGAACAAGGTCTTTGTCAAGCTTTACAAGTTCCGGATGAACTGTTCCTGCAGCAGCGATATCTTTTTTGGTAATCTTTGCTTTTACATAGAATATCTTATCACCACCAGACCATATATCAAGCCCATACACGAGTTCAAATCCTTTCTTGACCATTTTATCATGAAAGGATAGATCATCGCTATTATCATGCTCAAAATCGTATTCATCGGTACTGAACACTACAACTGGTATATTCAATTCTTTCAGCTTATCAAGAACTCGATTACTTGTACCTAATGAACGAATCATAATAGTAGTATCTTCTTCATGTGCAAGAATGATATTGTTCATACCATGTTCAAAGCTTTTTTCATCATAACAGAAGCCATTAGTACAAGAATTGATTTTGTAGTCCGGGAATAAAGAACCATGACTAGAAGTACAAAACTGACAAGTAATACACTCAGCTAAGCTAAAAGAAGCATTGTCTAAGTTCTTTGCAAGATTTTGTATTTTCGATTTCAAATCTTTTAGATTAAGGTCATTCCACCGATAGTAATCACCAGCTGTTTCACTGTAACGAGTTTTGAAAATATCTAACTGAACATCTTTGTCAAGCTTACATAATTCATAAGCATGAGAAATAGATAATTCATTTTCATCAAACATTTTTACAAACTCAGCAATAAGCTCAAGTAAACGTATTCTATGCATTACAAATTGAACCGGCTTACCAACTTTTACAGCAATATCAGCAAATGTCCAACCTTTGTTATTTAGGTCAGCAAATGCCCGCGCTTCATCCATAGGTTCGATATTCTGGCGTTGTAAGTTCTCAATGATCATTGCATCCAGTGCTTCTTCATCATTCATTTCTACAATGATACATGGCATTGTTTCCATTTCAAGATATTTACATGCACAAAATCGACGATATCCCATTATAATTTCATAATGATTATCTTCTGTAAGAAGTCGTACAGTAATAGGTTGCAATAATCCTACTGATTTAATACTTTGTGCTAACTCAATTATAGAGTTTTGATCTATTACTTTCCTAGGATTTAAATTGGAAGCAATAATTTTTGATAAATAAATTTTAGAAATTTCATTCATAATATATTCTTTTCTTTTATCATTGATAGAATTAAGTATTCATCTATATTTACACCAACAATTTCTTCATACAAAGATTTTAATGTCTTTATATTATTATTGATAGATTGATTAAGCATATTTGATTCACGTATAAGAGCATTAAATTGTTCAGTAGGTGATTGCATAGTTTTAGATACAATAATCTTTCCTGCATTGTCTAAACACTGTTTTACGCATAACTCATCAGCTCTTTCATTACCCCAATGACCATTATGAGCTTTTACCCAATCAAGTTTTATGTTTGATAATGCAGTTATCTGAATATATTTTATGTATATGCTTTTAATTAGTTCTAAATTCTTTTTATCTTTCAATTTATTCTTTCTTACCCATTCAGGATACCATTTACGAATACAATCAAGTGCATATTGACTGTCAGCATAAACATAAATGATATTTTCTAAAGAAAGATATTTATTAGAATTGAGAATGATATAATCAAATAAAATATCTATTGCTTTTAATTCAGCAATATTATTTGTAGCATATCCAAGAAAAATAGATTCAGAATATAATTCACGGTTATCGTGATAATCGGAGAGTTCACAAAAAGCACTAGCGGAAGGCCCTGGATTTGTAGGTTCTGATGCACCATCAGTAAAGAAATAAAAAGTTTTCAACGTATACTATTATATATTATTATAAACTTATACTTATAGATATATTATATATTAAATAAGTATATAATTAGACAGTTTTAAAGGAGGGAGTGAGAAGAAAGGATATAAGTACCCCTTACCCACAACCATATTAAAATGTTGTGAAAGGGTTATCCTTTCTAAGCGTAGGCAGTCCGGCAGTCGGTCGTTCGCTTTCAGGGCAGAGTAATAATACAAATGCTCTACTTTGATTACTTTCAGTGTTGTATCACTGGTACATGGATTAATCTGGCTCCATTCTTCTTATCGCACACCATTTCCTTTTAGAAGATTTACGATTATAGCCAAACGTACATTATACACCGATAGACTATAAAAGAGAAACCCCTGACAAATCCTGGTAGATACGATGTCAGAGGTTTCAAAGGCTTTCAGCATAGCCGAGAATAGCCTTAATTTCTTTTATATGTCCTTGTATCTACCATTAATAACGATACAAAGAAAAGACAATTCTATAAGTTTACCAAACAATTCGCTAATTATTTGTACTCTTTAATAGAAAGTTTTTCCAAGATATGTTCCATAGTAGAGTTTAAAGCTACTGTAGAAGCCATTTCTTTCTCAAGTAAGGAGTAATATGCTTTTGCTTGAATAAGTAGCTCCTGAGCATGTCCTTGTCCTTCTTGATAGCTATCGATACTGTAGATAGTCGCCCAACCAGGTCCTTCACCAAAAGTAGCAGTACAGCTTTTGTATTTTACTATTGTCAATGCCATCCATAAATGATTGCCGGGAGCCATATATAGCTTCTCTTCTGCAAATTGATTGAATGGAAGATAATGAATAGTTCCATCAAATAAAATAACTGGCATCATACCGATAATAAATGGGCCGGTTGCATTCTTAGTCCAATAACTAACTGATACTTCATTGTTTCTAAATACATCAGCTACAAAATCATTTGGATTTTCAACATCTAATTCAAAAATAGTATTTCCATCTTTGAATTTACGTTCATAAGAAAGAACATTCAATTTGTATCGATCACATTTGCATTCAAGAAAAATAGTACCAAGCTCAATGTCATTTGACATATGATCACCTTTCAATACTATAAAAGCATTTTCAATATTTACGTCTTTCATGCTACAAATTGTATTCTTTTGATAAAAACTCACTCCAGGCGATGTTTTGCCCAATTATATTGCTAAAGTCAGTTTGACCTGGCTTATACAATTCAGTAGAGATATTGTAGATATCCCACAAACTCATATTGGTAGAATCACGCTTGATACATTCCAATAGATAGTTCTCAACAAATGTAGAAATCTGTGTTTGATTGAGAGGGTAGTTTCTACCCACATTTGCTTCAAGTTTCTTCAATGACTTTTCAGAAGAATCCTTTACAACACGTATGGTATTCAACCGGCCAATAAGCGCCATAGTATTATTGTACGTAACTTCAATAGCTTTCATACGTGATATTATCTTTTGGTCATGTGAACGTTGCTCAGTGAAGTTCTGCATCCAATCATCAATGATTTGAAATACTTTATCCAGGTCTTTAATCTTACCATCTCCACCATAGGTAGAAATCATTCTGTCGGCTGCCAAAATACATTGGTTATGACAAATCTTTACGTTAGGACCAATAGCTATTTGAATGCCATCTTGGTGGAATGCAACGACAAGACCGGTGTTCGTTTCATCATCTTCCAAATCATTAATTCGGATCGTAGTAAATACGCGACGAAGAACATGCGCTTGAATAGAATTATCTCCATACTGAGCTTCTAATTCTTTTGATACTGATACACCATCACGACCGGCCTTTTTATTGTTAGCGGCAAAGATTGATTCAATATTGAAATCCATATTGTTTTTTGCTATTATAGCACCAATACGTTCAATAAGCTCATAGTGATAGATACCATTGAAAGAGGGTTTACCATCGAAGTTTTTTTCATGGTAAGTTTGTTTTAGAACATCAAGTTCCATTTCTTGAACATTGTTTGATTTGAAATCGAAAGTTTTCATACTTTGTGTTATTATGTTAGTTCTACTTTAAAGTTATCTTCATAAGGTTCTAGGAACCCATTACGGCCATCTTCTTCCATATTACGTAGAGCAAGACGTTTTGCACATTCACGTTCTGTTTCGCTATTGTTTTTGCGTTGACGTGCTTCTTCGTGAGTAATGTAATACACTTTGCTTACTACAATTTTATACGCGTTTTCCATTTCTTTATTTATCTAATAAAAGATTTAATTCAGTTGTTTTTAATTCAATAGTTTTTCGACATTCAGCAATTTGTTTTTCTACTTGGTCTGATTTGAATTTATCTTTAATTTGAATAAGTTCATCAGTAAGATATTTATTATCAATTTGAGATAAATAACCAGCATAAAAATCTTTTGCTTGCTTTGTCTTTACACGTTCAATAATTGCCTTATCTAATTCTTCATCTGTAAGATCAAATAAAAAACCATACGTATCATCAACTTTATCTGATGAACCCCATGAATTATCATTTACATAAAGTCTATAACTCCATGCACGTATTGAATCAGAATACACAGATACTTCTAATGTCATTTTCATGCTTTGTTTGGCATAATCAGTCATAAGTTCAGGCATGATTTTATCATCAATAAAATAATGAATTGTTTTAGCTGTTTTTAATTGTGATTTATTAAAAATCAACTTAGATAAGTTAGTTTGAATAACTTTTTCTTTATAAACATCATTTCGTAAAGTTTGCAACTCGGATGTAAGTGTTCTTACAGATACACTCAATTTTTCAAAAGCTTTATACTTATCAGCATACAACTTATCAATAGATTGAATTGGTGCTGTATCAAATATCTTATCTACAATAATTTTCATTCCTGATGGTTCTTCGTACGGTTCCCCACTACCATCTTCATCATGACGATCATTATATAGATAAAGTTTTTCGACAACAAATTCATTAATTGCCAATTCTTGATGAAGTATTGCACGTTCACCATTTTTCAAATAAATTATTTTTTCCATTTATTTTTGATTTAATTTCCATTCATTGTAACTAAGATTGAAAGCTGTCGGATCATTGTCTTTAATTAGTTGTCCATAGTTATCTCTTCTTTTACGCATTATGCCAGCAATGATAAATTCATCATCACCAAGAGATTCACCAAGCTCATTCAGATACTTTACGTAATCCTTTTTAGTGTTAGGAAAACGTTTTGGTACATTACCATCAATCTTACTCATTATATCTTTTTTATTGATTTTACAACTTCAGTATTTGGATGATTATTACCACACCATTCACTTGTAATTGTAGATTGATAATCTGGACGAACAGCACCACAATGTTTTAATCCAAATTCTTTAGCTTCAATTTTAGTATCAGCCTCAATTTCAAATTCACACAAAAATGTATATGCTATTTCAACTTTATATTTTCCCATTATTTTTGAGTATTTAATTCATTAAACTTCATAGTACCGAAATCAACTATCCATCGTTGGACAGCTTTAGAGTCGTCAGACATATCACCATCTCTATTCTTTGCCACCTCAGCAATAAGCATATTCTTTAAAAGCTTTTCTCTTTTTACGAACATAGAAGTACCATTTGAATTGATACAGTTGATATCCGGAAGAGAAGAATGCTTTTTTATAAGGTCTTTATGCATGCCCGGATTATTCAATAGAATAATACCATTAGCAACATCTGCAAAACGAGTGGTTCCTTTCATATGACTAAGCTTAGGACGATATGCTTCTTCGAAATTGTTCTTACTCTCCATTTCTTTTGTCATGTGGTGCAAGAATATCACAATAGCTTTATGTCCTTTCTTATCGGCATTGTTTACGATAGCACGAATACTGGCCGCAACTTTATCTTCAATTTGAATCTGGTTGGAACCGGCTGGGCTGTTATACAAATCATCAATAAGCATGATATTGTCAATAATCAGAAAACACACTTTCTTTTCTCTTTTCTTTATGAATCGATTGAAAGTTCGCGATATGGTTGACATTGTTTCTTGCTCATTTACAAAATCTATATCATACTTAGAAAACTTGTTTATCTCTCCTGTAACGGACTTTAATTCGTCATTGGATAGTTTGTACCCTTTACCTTGCATTTGTGCCTCAGTGAGTCCTGTTTTCTTTGCAGCGAACAGTCTAATAATCTTTGTATCGCTATCTTCCATTGAATACCATAGAGCAGCTACATCTTCCGGATTGATTTCAAATATCGAACGCATAAGTTCAATAAGGAATCTGGTTTTACCGGCACCACGCGATGCTGCAATACCAAGGATAAACTTAGGAGCAAGATATACATGTTCATCAAGCAATTTAAACCCAGTTCTTAGGTATGAAATATCTTTACCACTAGAGTAGTTCTGAATTTCATTAATAGCCTTATCAACCGAGTTCTTCATGTGCTTAATCTGTTTATCATTGAAGTTCTCAAATATCTTCTCTAACTCTTCGTAAACACGTTCATAGATTTCTTTAATATCTATATCGTATTTATATAAGTTATTGATTTCATTTGAGAACAGTTCAATCATAGTACGTCGAACATACATTTCAAATATCACATAGCAATAGTATTCCAGGTTCTGTTGTGAATGAGGTTCACCAGCAAGTATTATTATTGCATATGGACCACCTACATCATCAATCATTTCATTTTTACGTAAAGCATGCACAAGAGTAGTATTATCAATGGGAATCTCTTGTTCAGACATTCCCATTAATGTTTCTAGTATATTTTGATGCGTTACTTTATAAAGACATTGAGGTTTAATGATAGAAAGCACAAAACCCAAATTATCAGGATAATTAATGACTGTTGAAAGAATTGCTTTTTCAAATTCAATATCTTGCGGTGGGAGCTTACCAAAATCATTAGCCGGTAATGGTGGTTTTCTGTTGTAATTCCGTTTCTCGGCCATAGTTGTAATTCTCTTTTAGTTGTTGATATTTATCAAATACTTTCTGCCATCTGCTATCTTGTGATACAAGCACACTTTGAGCTACATTATGTATCTGAAAGTGTTCACTCTTTGTAAGAAGAATGATATTTGGTTTGTACAACCGAAATTTCTTATATGTTTTCTTAGTAAGCAAATGATGAAAATTATTGATATCAAAGAAATATAGTTTATCACCACTTAGTTCTGAAACATGTGGGCGTTCATTCCATACTTCTTTAAAAATTGAAAGTTCACCAGTCGGCTGCCGAAACTTAGGTTTTACAGCTTTACTCTTCGTATTGATTGAAATAGTTATTGCTGTTCTTACTTTCTGTGCTTTATCATCAGTACGTAAATACTGATGGTTTTTGCAGAATTGGTGAGAAAAAACGGGCATGGTACATGTTTCGTGTTTACAAATTTTTGCCATTATGCTTCTGTTTATGATCGTTTAAACTCCATTGTTACTTCATCTTCATCATTGGAATATTCAGCATTTTTAAACCCTTGAGATATTAAATCTGCAGCATTAGAAAACTTTGTTTGAAACTCACCTTCTGTATGGTGTTCAATGGTTATGATAACTATTGTTCTTTTCATTTTACTTATTAATTATGTAACATATATAGTCACATTTATACTCAATTTTTTGATTCTCTGTAAGCTCGGTTAGTGATTTTATATTATCACATCCATGTTTGTCAAGAAGCTCTTTATAATCAAAGAACTGTTCTGGGCTAAGATGCATAATACTTCGAAAATTTTTAGAAGTATCAGTTTCACCACCAAGCGTATTGCCATTCATTGCTTCAAAAGACCATTGAGCATTTGCTTTTAGTCCAATTTTAATCATTTATGTTTTTGTTTTTTGAGATTCTAAGAACTCGATTAATACTTCTATGCTGTCATTATTCAGCATTATCCAACTGGTACGTTCACCACGATAATCAACAAAACAGACATTTATAGTCTTTGTGTCTTTGAGTTTTTTCAGTTGATCTTCGTAATACATTTTATCACTATATTCTGCCATGATATTATTAATTAAAACCCTACGTAAATAAATTCAAGAGTAATATCTGACATAGGAAACCTTTTTTCAGAAAAATGAATTGGTGTTCTTTTTCTACAGATTACTTCTTCAATTATTTCAGGAAACCCTTTTATTTTAAAATCATATATCGCTATAATCATACTTTGTTTTCATTAAATCCATTAAGTAACTCTTGTAACTCTAAATAACCAACACCGGTAAATGATATTCCTCTATGTACAGCAATACCATTTTCAAGTTCCCAGCCCCAACCATAATCAAATCGGATTTGTAATATTCCTTTTTTAGTATGACAGAAGTTTTTGAAACAATCAAATCCTTTGATAGCTTTACGCAATAAAGTTTCAACTTCTTTCCAGGCTTGTTTATCTGCTTCAGTGAGTTTACTTTTATCAATATAATCATAACCGACATGTTGAAAAGTAAGTGCTGGAAAGTTCTTTTGAATATCTACCAGAATATCATATTTATTTTGCTCAATTGTTGTTAGTATCATATTAAAATATTGCTAAAAAGTGAGTAGCGCGCGATACTCCTACATAAAAGGCTTGTAACTTACGTTTATTTGAGATAGGCTTTACACTCATGATATCACTTAAATCTACATAGCATCCCTTTATGGTACTACCTTGTATCTTATAGTTATTCATAGCATAGCCATACGAGATATTGGCAAACTTTCCTTTGAAAGCTTGGTGTTCGGACCACTCATGCGTTTTTATTGCAGTACGTTTCAGCTTATCCAAATGATTTTTGTAAAGAGGATAACCATTCTCAGTAGGAACAAGCAATTGCACTGTTTCTTTTGATTTTGGTTTTCTTCCAACTTTCGGAACTGATATGACAAAGCATTCAACAAACTCTACCATTTCTACATGCAGACTTTGAATACGGAATGATTGGCCATTGTACGCAATAATATTCATGTGTGGTGCATACTGTTCATTCATGACAATAAGTTCGCCGGGTACATACATTTCATTTGAGTTCTCCACCCAAAGCATATTCCGAATTACTTTATTGTGTTCGATTATACGTTTGTTTCTGTATGCAGTGATACGAATATCCATTCCAGCCTGAAAGTTCTTTACATAGCTTTCTATGGCCTTGTCCATGGTTGTAATTGAATATCCTTTACCTTTAGCTGCATCCCATTGCTGAGTCATAGTAGAAAGAAAAGAAATATCTTTGTCACCGGCAATATGTTCACAAATTTTATCACCGAGAATAGCAATATGATCTTCATTCTTTTGACGCATTTTAATGGTAAGTTGATACTTATTCTTGAAATCAAAAGTAGGACTATCATTATCTCCATCAGCTTCAATTGGTGGCAACTGATTAGAATCACCAAGCCATATAATCTTAGCTGTTTTAGAGCAACACTTACGAAGCATAGCAATCATACCTTTTGAGAACATAGAGCATTCATCTACTACGATGTATTTATATCCCATAAGTTCTGAGAACTGACTACCACCATACTTCTCTACAAAATACAATGTCCCATTAGGATCATACATTACTGTAAGATTAGCTGCAGAAGCATAGGTAGTAGTATTCGGTATTGACTTCATAAGATTGATACGTGCCATGTGAGTAACGCATACACCAATTACAGTATTTGGTACATACCATTCATCATAGTTCTGTTTTTTACGTTTGAATAACTCTTGAATCAGAAAGGATTTGCCGGTTCCTCCTTTACCTTCAATAGTAAAATCAAAGTCAGTATCAGATTTCAAAAAAGCACGTAATAGCTGAATGGCTTCTTCTTGTTCTTCATTGAGAGTAACATTAGGGTCCCGGTCGGCTGACTTCTTTGGTTTCTTTTCTTTCTTCGGTTTTACTACTTTAGGTTGGTTGAATAAATCAACAGCTTTATCTTTTTTCATAATCTATCAAATATTTCTTTCAATAAATCTTTATTTTCCATTACATATCTAACAAAATCACTTTTGTCAGATTCATAAGGAATATAATTTTCTGAAAATTCAATGATATCAGACTCGAAATTCAATTCTTTTTGATGTTCTAATGCATCAATATCATTTTCGTACAACTGACCATCTGTGGTCTTAAATGCAGTTACTGGATTAAGAGTAATTACATCTTTATTTTCATTTTCTTTCATACTCCAAATAAATAAAAGTCATTAGGATCATTGTGTTGTTTGCTATAATCGTTCTTGTACATTTCCAATTGAATATACGCTCCAAGTTCTTTCTCTTCTTTGTCTTTTTTGATAAACTGTTTCTCACCGGCATTGAACGGCTTAATGAAGTTCTGATAATCTTTGAATCGCTTGCATAGTAATTCAAATGTCAGTAGTTCTTTAGTAGGAAGTGGTTTATTCAATATGGTAAGCATAACTTGGTATATTACCTCAGCATTACCAATAGGACATAAGACATAAAGCTTTTCTAAGAACTCATCATAAGTTGTAATTACAAAGTGTGTAGACATAGCTTTTTATATTTTTGTTTAGAAACTGTTTCACCACACATGACGTGCATACCAATGATTAATGAAATAGTTGAGAATATCTCAGGAAGGATATTAATCTTATGGAGCTTGATACAGATATTTATCTTTTCATCAATAAATTCTATACGTTCGTCATTTTTCCACACAAGAAAGAGATGATTGTATTCATCCATTTGTATGTATGCAATTTCCTTTTCTATTGTTTCGAAAAGGGCACTGTTCTTCTCTCTGTTGAACTTAAATATGTAACCTAAGTAGTCAGCATAGAAATTCAATTTAGCTAGCTCAAAAGAGCTTAAATTCGGTTTTACTAATTTTGTTTTCATTTACGTTATGTTTTATGAAAGTGTTATCTTTGTCGCAAATCATTATGATATGCTATTTAATCTACAATAGTAGAAATTGATATAAACAACATTATGCTATTTACAAATAAAGAGATAAGTAAAAGAGTCCTGGCCAAAGTAAAAGAACAGGATCCAGTAAATTTTAAATCTGTCACGCGTAACGATATAGAAAGACTACTAAACTATTATGGTCAAGTAATTTCCCATATCATTAAACGTGGAGGTTTTCTTACGTTATCAGTGTACAAGACACACAAATTCAACCGGTGCATACGAATAGCTCCAATTGAAAGAAAAATAATCTACAAAGTGTTTCTTGAACGTTGTATAAGGCGTAATATGATAATAACAAAAGCTATTAAAGAGAGAGCTAATTCTTTGAACCAATAGTATTCTTTTGAAATTCTTCATCAAATTCTTTCTGCATTCTTTCCTCGTCATTAATACGACCATTAATAATAGCAAGCCAACAAAAGAAATTATTTAAAAGCACAATGACTTGCATGAAAGGTATAACGTATAACTGACATTCATCATCGGATTCAATATAGAATAATAGGCTTGAAGCTATATGTACACGTTTAAGTGCATAAGCAAGGCATATATTCAGAAGTACAATAGTTATCCAAAATAGGAATAGTACTGCCATCCATTGAATAGGTGAGAATAGTCCAAGAACATGATTGTTGTTTGTCCGGAAATCATATTCAAGACCTAAGAACATGCCGACAAACAGCATTATCGACAATATGCTATAAATGAGATTTTTCATCTTAATTTACTTTTTTGAGATATACTAAGTTTGTGTTACTTACTGCAATCGCCGACGGTTCACCAATAACAAGTTCTTTGATCTTGTATGGTAATACTACACTTTCGTCTTTTGGCTCAATAGAATCTACTTGTAAGAAGTTCTTTGGATAAGATGGAGAAGAATATACTTCACCAACTTTAAGTTCTTCTTGTGTATCGTAAGAGTATCTACGTAACTCAACAGTTGGTACAATAGCAACCGGTTCTTTTACGAACAACATTTTTACTGTATGCATTTTATTAGTTTTTAATTTGAAACGAAAACGTCCAGATACAATAAAGTACCTGGACGTTTAATTTATATCAATCTATTATTTTACTGACACCTGTTTGCATCTAACCATACGAACTAGATAGTTCAAGTGTTGCTTTGCAATAGGCTTTCTTTAAAGTTTGATTGATATCCGAAACAAATCTAATAATAACCGTAATCACGTGTTGTTGTGTGTCGCTGCATAATGCAAACGTCTGGCTGGTGATGGGATGAATTATTGATTGTATCATGACTGCAAATGTATAAAATTATTTGAATAAAACTACTTTCTTCTTTTCTTTTTGTAATTGTTACGCTTTTGCTTTTTAGTATCCCATGGCTTATCTTCTATAATAGTATTTGCTAAATAATCTCTACTTATAGCAGTATAATCAAATATAGGAACTTCTTTTATTTGTTCAGTAATACCAATAGACATTTCTTTGAAAGTAATTGGATCCATTCTTAATCCTTTTCCAATATTAGGTATATTAGCAACACCAATGATAACTCCACCATTTTTAGCATATTCTCTTAGTATATGAGATTCTTGCATACATGATTTGCCTGGTCCTACACCAATAATAATTCCTTTCGATTTTCCTTCAACATCATATAAATCTGTTTTATCAAATATATTTGGTTGATACCATTTTTCAGAAAGAACAATTTCAATAGGATGTCCAGCTACACCAAAAACACTTTCTGATATTTCATCAGTAATTTTACGTGTTACTTGATTGTATTTAGTCATCATATTTTTCCAATCTTCAAAAGTAAAAGATGGATCAGGACAATCGCGCATATACTCTTTGTATTCTTTCCAACCAGTCATAATAACCGGTTCATTCCAAGGATAGTCTTTTGGAAACTCAACTTTAAAAGGCATACCATGTAAACCAAGACCAGATTCATCTTCTTGAACAAATGTAGGTTTCTTACTGATACCTTTTATCAATTCAACAAGTTTATCAAAATCTATATGTTTTGGTGGTTTTACTATAAGTATTCCTTCTGCAGTTTTAAACATTTCCATTAAATTATGCATTGGTTTTGGTTCTTGCGTTTTTTCAGCTTTAAACTCATTATACCAATAATCTTTTGCAGCTTGTGATTTAGCACCATCAATAAATGAATCTTTTGAATAATCAAAAAACATTCCATCTTGATCTGACATAGAATCATCAGGTTTACCAAAACCATTAGTAGAATATACTTCTGCAGCTATTTCTATGTTTTTTTCTAAGTCCATAATATCGATTTTAAAGCGTTCTAATGATAGATTTATCTTTCTTGGTATGATTGTTTTGTTTACCCCATAAAGTAGCAAGGGAACTAATTGAAACGCTTAATTCAGCATTAGCTGCAGCAGCACTCTTAGTCACTTCTTCCACAAGAACAGATAACGACTTATCTTTAATGACAAGTACTGTTGCTGTTATCACACATCCGTATTCTAATCTTTTCAGACCATCCGGATAGGTAAGCTTACATATCATACCTTGATGGCGACCTATCGGAAAGCGGCCGAACTTCGGTTGACACACATCAACTACGATAGTATCACCTACACATACTTTTTCTTTTTTCATTTTATTTGAGTTTTAGTAATAATTTTATTTACTATAATGTTTATATAATTCACCTGATTTTATTTCAGTTAGATAATACCATTCATTTTCATATTCTTGTCTACCACCACCATTTAATAAATGAGTAATGAATTTTTCTTCATTAGATGGTCCAATAATACGAGCATGTTTTTTACCATAAAATAATAACCTCAGTTCTTCTCTAGTTGGTTTTGTAATAAATACAGCATGAAAATATTCACCATCTTGATCATATTCATTAATACCTCTAGTTATTACAAAAAATGTATTTTCCATTATGCTATATTTAATAATAATTTTTACGTTCGCAATTACATTTACTATGAAGAGGAATATCATACGATACTTTAAATTGCAAGTACATATCGTTATGCTTTGAGGTTATAGGCCAATATCCTTCCATATAGTTTGTATTGGCATACATAAGACCAAATTCAATATTGACAGAAGTACGATAACCAATGCCAACATATTCAGAAAAGAATAGATTATTACGTGAGGTACGATCAAATTGATTAGGAACTAATTTAAACTGATTGCTTAATGTATTAGCATTATAATGTAAGCCAAGAACACCATAGAACTTACCAGTACTAAGTAGATTAATACCTATTGAAGCCATCTCTACATTATATGAGTATTGGCGTTCTCTACGTCGTTCATTATCTATCCCGGACATCATAGTAATAGCCATTACTGGTTGTATTACTATTGGTCCAATAATATGATTAAACGAAGCGGATAGACTGGCACCAGTTTCATTACCGGTATCTGTTTTGGGAGCTACAATAGCACCACCAAAGGAAAGAAAGTTTTGCGCTATAGCCATTATGGGTAATAAGCACAATAGAAGTAATAGTTTTTTCATTTTATTTGTTTTCGTCGGGTTCATAATAAACTCGAGCAGGTTTACTTAATTCAATATCAAATATCTCAATGATAGCACTAGAAAAGAACATAAGTCCTATCAATACCATCAATAAAAATAAGAACACGAATGTCTTTTTACGCTTTAGTTTCATATCTTTCTTCTTTTAAAGTATTTGAATAGCGCATAAACTGTCAGAAACATAGCAAAGAGCAACGTTCCATCACCAACTGGCACTGTATTGCATCCACAATGTTTCCAGTAGCCATAACCCCATCCTTTGCCACATACATAACAATGAGTAAGAACAGGATTACATTGAGTAGTCGCTTGTGCATTAGCCGGACTATAAGGTTCAATAGTAGTTATTGTTGATAACTGCTCAGGTTGTGATTGTAAATCACTAAAAGGTACATAAGTTGTTTCAGTCATGATTATTATTTGATTATTAATTTGTGATCTAACTCTGATTCGAACAGAGAATTATAGTGTATAAGCCTGACACCGTAGTTCGTATGACTTTTCTTTAAATTACTATGCGTATAACCAATTCCGCCATTAGATCATACCATTATTACATTTCTAGTACAATAGGAATATACTTTCTTACAGTATCAGCAAGCTTAGGACTATTCTCAAGCTTAGTAACAAGCTGAGTACATGTAGTAGCACCAAAGGTATTCACAACGATTTGTAATGCCCTTAAAAGAGCATATCCTTCGGCTTCACTATTAATCACACATTGAATAACAAGCTCTTCATTACGTGGATAATTCAACACTGATTTAGCAGTTGCTAAAGGTTGTCCACCACCATCAATAGCTTCATTAGCAGGTACTTTTTTTACACCTAAATCTGCACTAGGTTCTTTACCATTTTCCATTTGATTTAATTTAAATATTAAACAAAAAAAAGAGTTACAAAATTAATCATAACTCTTTTTATATACTACTACAAAATTCATCCGATGCCCGGACATGTAAACATAGCCAATACTTCTGATTCAACAGGAACATACTGATCAATGTAATCAGCAGTTTGTTGATTTAAATTTGTAGCTAAAAATTTCTTAATCATCATTCTTTCCTCTTGTCTAACAAGTTCTATTACCTTACTAAGAGGTAAATGCAATGTTATTTCTTCCATCTTAATGAGTTTTAGAGGTTACCTTATTAGTTTCATAAACTGCTAAAGCACTACTTGCTCCGGCTGCAATAGCCATAAAAGATGCAATAGAGTTAGTTTCGAATGCTTCACCACCTTCCTGAGAAGATGATGCCGGGAACAATTGAATTTCATAATCAGTAGCAGATACAACCGAATAAGGACCACTCAAAGGAATTTTCTTTATATAGATTATATTAGTACTGGTATTCTGAAATCGAATGTTACTTCTTTTCTTATTTATAGGAGCGACTACTATAGCCGAAGTACCTACAATTACTGGACTGGCCATAATTGCAAGTATTAAACTACTGCTGTAGGAGTAATATGAGTCAAAATAGTATTCAACAAATACTGATTTTGTTCATTGTTACTGATTTTGTTGTTAGCAGCAGAAAGTTGATCCCGTAAATTTTGAACATTCAAGTCATTGATAAGTGCGCGTGTTGCATTACCATCGGCAAGAATAGTACTCTTAATCTCACAACAGCATTGAGCCATAGCAGCTGCATTAGCCGTACCTTGTGCTATGATTTGATTCGTAGCATTTTGTACTTGCATTGCTGAGCTATTGAAGCCTTGCAATGTAGTTGTAGTAAGGTTATTGAAACTGTTTAATTGTTGAAGAGCATTCTGATTTTGAGAAGCGGTAATATCTCTTCCCAATCCATTGATTGAATCCAAAGTAGTAAAATTAGCTGCAGCTTGAGCAGTCGCCAATTGTCCTATTTGTGTACCTACATTACTAATACTTTGAGAAAGGTCAATAGTATCAGCACGAATTTGACCAGTCAATGCAGTATTACTGATTTGACCGGCCAATGATTGTATTTGGTTATTGATAGCACCAAACTCAGCAACATTTGCATTGCCATTGTTACCACCACCAAACAAACCATTACCATTGTTTGCAAGAAGTGAACCGAGAACTAACCCAGCAACACCACCACCGACTGCTCCAAGACCTACTCCGGAACCCATTGAACTACCACCGCCTAATGAGCCAGTTGGTAGTGTACCATCTAATGTCAACATAATATATAGTTTTTAATTGCCAACTGAATTGTTGACATGTCAAAATTATATACTACTCTAACTTAGTACTAATGAATTTTATAGGTCTAGTTTTTTCTTTAATTCTAATGCTTTTTTCAAATCAGATAGATAATATTCTTTCTCTTTGAATCCTTTACGTTTGCGCGGTTCTGATATTATACCCATGTCTTTTAGTTCATGGAACTTATTTAGTGATACTCCCATAAACTTAGCAGCATCTTCTCGGCCCATTGTAGTAGGTCTATGAATAAGTATTGATATTTGTTCTAATTCTTCATTAGTCAAATCTTCGCATTCATTATTCTCTATCATTTTTAAAACAATAGAAATGATCTTATTTAAATTTCTCATTGTAATAATTGTTTATTGATATTAGTGGGACCAAATGGACTCGAACCATCACCCTCAACATAAAATGTTGTGCTCTACCTTTGAGCTACACTCCCGAACCATTTGTAATTGTTAGCTACCTAATAATTATTTATCATTATTCTACATCAGCATTAGTATATTGAGATAATTATCCAAGCTATTCCAATCACTACTTAATCGGCAAGCCAAGCAATTTAGCATAGCGATTAAATACTTTAGTCTCATAAGGTTTGTCCTCTTCATAGACAACAGCACGTTTAAGCCATTTATCAAAGCATTCAGGACATATCCAATGATTAAGAACTGCAATAAATCGACCTTCATCAGAAGATTGATTACAATGATCACACACGCCAAATCCACCCCATTGTAGGCATTCAGTAGCTGTAGTGCTTATTACTTTGAACCCTTTAGGATTCTCTACTCTGTGTGCCATCTGGTAAGTTTAATGGTGTTGTTAGACTTGTCATTAAATCCTCAAGAGTATCATAAGCATCTTTTGATTCTACTTCATGATATGAACCAGTGTGATACACCATAAGAACTTCTCCATCCGGAACAATTCTATTATTACTCATTAATACTTGGCAATCACCAGTGTATGTTGATATACCTAAGATTGGTTTCTTTTCAATCTTGTTGTTGTTCATAAAGAAGATAATATCTCCTTTAGCTCTATAATTTTGTGTTCCCATACTGTTATTGTTTAATATTAATTTGAAGTTCAATTTTTAAAACTTTACAAATAGTAATGAATTTTTCAAAACTAACTTGCATATATCTGCCACCTCTTACTGAACTAACCATACTTTCAGTTACTCCAGCTTTAGTAGCTATTTGTTTATTACTCATTCCGGACAATATTATTTCATTTCCAACAATATCATAAACTTGATTTACACTAGTAATAATCATATTACAATATTTTGTTTTGTTGAATAAATCGAATAAAGAACCATGATATGCCAATGAATAGAAATATATCCCAATGAAATCCAAAAGCAATCAAGTAAGTAATGATAGCTATCCATATACCATTACAATAGGGACACAAGCCCAATGGTTTGGCAATATAAGCCATAAAGGACACTAAACGTATATTCTTACCATACTTCGATAAAAGTCTCTTATATCGAACGTATTTGTATAACCAGTCATGATACCAGTCGAATATCATTCCAAACTCTTGTATATGCTGAAAGCAAAGAGCAAGAGCAGCTACTGCAAATCCTATAAGAAGATACAGTAGCATTATGATAGGGTCGTTAGAGCACAGCATTTTTGTATTCTTCTTTAGCCTTGTCAAACTTAGTTCTTGCTTCTTCTTGTCGTTCAGTTGGTACTAAAACAATTTTAGAAGCCGGAATATAAGAACGATCATTAGTAGAATGTCTTGAGAAACGGACACGCAAATCATCATCACGATCAGGGACTGCAGTTACAACTAAAATACCAATGGAATTTACAGGATAGTCTTTTCCACAATTTGTACTGTGACACCTGTTCAAATAAATTAAATCACCTACTTGCATAATAATAAATGTTTTGTTGATTAATAAATAGTTTATATACGAGAATAAATAGACAATAATAGAAATGAGCTATCATTTACACTGACCATACACGTCATTTCAACGCATAGAAAGCTTACTGTTGAACGAATAGCAATAGAATGACACTATGTATCATATCAATAAAAGAAAGTAGCTTAAACAAGCCCGCAAAAGTAATCAAATCTTACAATATTGTATAGCATCTGATACACCGGATTACACCAATCACAACCACTATCAAATAATCTAATATAATGTAGACCAATAGATTCAACACACTATACTCTATTGCAAGAAATGAATACTTAAGGAATACAACCAACTCACCATTACCACCACCATAACTAGACATATCATACAACCACATATAACAGCGCATTCAACGCATTATAGGTATTATATTATTCTTATAGATAGAGAGAGAAGCATAGAGAGTAGGAGTGTACAGAGCCTGTTTGAACGTTTACTTTATACTATCCTTAGCCTTAAAATCATTGTAATAACAAGCTGGAATGCTGTATGTATGGAACGCTGAATCCTTGTAGTTATACACGGTCATAAGGAATGTATAAGGCTTGTTATCAGAGCTTTTCTTATTCATTACAATAGAGTTATGAATAGCATAAGGATACATTATAAGAGGTCCAGTATTGTTTACTGGCGTTGTTTCAGAGCAGCTAGAAAGGACTATAACAACGATAGTCAATAACAATAAGAATAGATGTTTTGTGTTCATTTTATATGAATTTAGAGTAAATATTGTGTTATCTTTGCGGCATCTACTCTCATGTAGTGCCAGCAAAATGAGTAAATTGAATGATAAAGTGTACTATGTAGCACACAATCTATTGAATCACGACATTATTATATGTACAAGTAAGACCATGCTATCCAAGTTCGTTGGATGTAGTGATGATACTATACGTCGTAAATTATTGAGTGAACCAGTCCGTATAAAGGAATGCATTGTCTGGACCGGAATAGGAATACAAAGGATAAAGAATAGAGGTAATTTTTAATTGATGGCTTCTACACCTTGTTGGGTGAAATGAGGTACCAATAGAATCAAATGCATCTACTCTCACGAGTAACGCCACCAATTAGTAGTATTATTTGCGTTTATTAGGACGCTTATGCGAACCTTTAGGAATAAAGATAACAGCAGTATCTCTCCATATAGGTCTTGTATGTTCCTGCTCATTTAATTGAGAATGGAAATTTATTAATCTCCAAACTTTGTCATTATATTTTGGTTTCATAGTATTATCTATTTCTATAATGAGTAATAGCTTCATGAACATGTAGTCCAAAGAAGAACAGTGCACCAATAAGAATTGCTCTACCATATATATAGGTATGAGTAGCAAAGAATATAAATGCAACACCGAAGATAAAGGCATATATGATATGCTCAGCAATATGTTTAAAAGAAGCTTTCATAAGAGTAAGTATTAATGTGTATATAATATAATGAACGCGCGCGTAGAGATCACTTAAACAAGCCAGTCCGCAACAACTCTAGCAAGCAAGTATTTCGAGGTAATAGTATTAAAAAAAAGGGAGACATTACATCTCCCTTGTTTGTTCTTACATGCTGTATTTGATAACACCACCTAAGCAGCTAATCTTAGCGCCTGCTTTAATCTTAATGATACCTTTGGCAGCTTCCTTCTTGTCAATGACTGTATCAAACCCACAAGAGTTCATACGAGTTACTTCTTGAGAGAAGTTGTCAGTCATTCCGGCGATAGCCATGTTACACCAGATACGAAGGTCTTTGTTCGATACGTCAGCATCAGCTGCTTCGATTTTCACCAGCTTACCTGCTGCATTCTTTTGACTTCCGTCACGATAAAATTGTCCAACGATTTCAAATGTTGTTGGTGCAATGTCAGTAAGATCGAATTTCAACTCAGCGGCTTTTGTCGCTACATACAATAATTTGCTCATAATAATTTTGTTTTTAATTTGTAATTAATTTTTTATATCGTCTAACCGGGGGGAGTTACTAGAGAGTATCCAGGGCTTTCGTAATTTGGTAGTGGGTATACGGTGGGCTTGTATATTGTATATGGTAGTGTAGGGTATGTTCTTCGTTGGATTGGTTATGTTGTTAATGGTATTTTATAATAGTATTGTTACTAGGTAGTTGTTTATTTATTGGTTATCTTTGGGGTATAATTTTAAAGAGAATAATTTATGAGTAATCGTTCATTAGGTGCACTTTTAAAGTGCTTAGTAAGGCGTTGTGATACGCGAGGTTCATTGTTCCATGGTAGTGTAGTAGATGCTCGTGGTAATGAGAGATATTTGTATAGTTGTCAAAAGTGTGGTAGAGTATTTAGTTCTGCTGAGGCTCCTTTTGTAAAAGAGTATTCCCATTTGGTTTATCGGGATAAGAATGATTTATTTAGTTTTGGTTTTTCTTATGGTGATAAGAATGATGTTTTGGGATTGGACGAGTTTATTGATTCTATTACTCGTGGGGAGATTTATTTTGGTAGGATTCATTTACGTAAGTTGCTAGGTGGATTAGAGGGATTGGTAAGTAATTATAGAAGTGGTTTTGTTACTCAACAGAAAATGTATTTGGAGATTACGAAACAGTTGTCTGAAAAAGAAGAAATCATTAGTGGTTTGTTATCTGCTCCGGAAAATGCACCTGTGTTAGTTGTCAGTGATGTTGATATTGAAAATGAACGTCAGATAAGTAATGCAAACATGCTTCCTACGTGGTTGATTACTTTATTGAATCATGGTACTGTTTCTGTTCCTATCGAAGCTTATAGGCTATTCCATTTGCTTCTGTCAGTAAACTATGGTTATGAAGTAATGCGTTACCGTTGGGAATGGAATATAGTAGTTGAAAATGAAGAGAAGAGAATGGTATTTCAAAATAGAACAAAAAGGAGAACAAAGAAATGAAAGTAGTACAAAGAATAGCGTTGGTAAAGAATTTTTCTAATTATGAAGGTTCCGGCCAGAACGGTCCTTATATAATTGGTACATGGATTGTAAAGAGTGTGATTGATAATGTTGAGTTCAGTGTAAAATGCTTTACTGATATTCATGAGTATTTCTTGGCTAATCCTACATTGCATATTGATTGTGAGATTGAAACAAAAGGTAAGCCATGGCAAGATAAATATTTCAATGAGCTTACTGTTGTTTCTATACAAAAATCGGATGCTCCGGCAGATGTTCCTGGCATGTCTGTTCCTGGCAATGATAGTATGACACCACCAGCCGGTGCTGTTGTTTATCCTGATGCAAATACTGGCGGACAAAGGCCATTTGTTACTGGCGGGTTAGCTGTTGGTAGTGGTGAGGGAAGTGATTTGCCTTTTAATTAAGGGTTTACTGTAATCCCGCAAAAATAAAACAGTCAATTAAACACTATTGTAAATTAAAGAGAGGATAGTTTAAATACTATCTTCTCTTCTTTGCAAAAACTATTTATATCTTTGCACATAACTTAAAAACATATAATATGTCAAATTGGATAAAGCCAGGTATTCCTGTTGTGAATATTACAAATTTAGAAAAAGTCTTTGTTGTCGACCACGCGATATTCAAAAGCAAAGAGATAAAAGACAAAGGTGGTAATGTAAAACGAGTAAGTCGTTTGGTAGGTATCAAAGTAAAGCATGTTACTGAGAAAACTACTGAGGTTGACATAATGCATTCAAAAGAGTTGATACCATTGGATGTTGCTTTAAAAGGAGTTTTAGAAGCTATGATGTTTATTAATCGTGAGGGCATTTATAAAAACTATTAATATATGCAAGAAGATTTTCTATATCTTGAGGATTCAGTAGTGAAAGTTACTGAGATGGCAATGCAGATGCCTGAGTTCAGAGATTTCAAACGTTATGATACCAGCACTAACAAAGTCTTTTTTTATAAGGCTATGGCTTATATCTACTACGTGTATAAAGTCTTTGGAGAAGAACGTTCTTATCTTCATAATCAACCGTTACCACAACGTCGTATGCAAGCTGTAAAAAGCCATACTGGATCGTATAAAAAGATTAGTGATTTTGAGGAAAACGAATGGGTTCAGAAATGTATTCACGGTTATTTGAAATATTCCAGGACCCGGAATGAGATTTTGCTTGATACATTAAAAGAGGATATTGATATGTTCTCTGAGGTGGTACAGAAGATGCCACATATGATCAAAAAAAAGATTAAGGTTACACATAAAGAACTTGATGAAGATGGTCAGACAATGATAGACCGGGTTCATGAAGTTGAAATAGATATTCCCAATACAAAAGAGCGACTTGATGCTTTAAAGCAAGCAAGTGATTTGTATGATTATTATGTAAAGGTATTGGCAAATGTAAATAAGGATGCCATTAAGAAACGGTCCTCAGCAACAATGTTTGAGAATCAAAAGGAAGTCGCTAAGATAACGATTACAGAAGAGTTCCCACGAGCAAAAGAATAATATTATGATAGTCCTTGACCCAGTATTTTTTGGTTCCACAGTACCAGAATATAAAATTGAAATAAATACACTTGTTGATGATCCGACAGATAGTACTAAAAAGATACGTTCTCCAGTTAATATGGTAGGCGCTGATGTCGTTATGAATTTTATGAATGGGAATGTATTGGGAAAGCAATATTCTACAGAAGATGGATCAATAGAAGTTTCAACAAACTTCATTATAATTCCGGAACATGTAATGACTGCTGAACCGGCAGATTATGAATTTGATTTTAATATTATTCTTGCTAGTGGAAAAAAGATTACCGGTTTTGCACCAGGAAGAAGAGAAGTATTACCAATTAGTACAATAAGATAATCATGGATATCTATTCTATTACGGTAGATGAAACAAGTGGAAACAATGAAGAAAACATAAACGCTAAAAATGCAATCTTTGAATTGGTATTGGATAATGTAATTGTCACTTACGAAGTGATATTTACTGAAAACGTAGAACAATTTGAAGTTATTCTAAGTGATACAAATGTTACTTATATTGTAGAACCTTCAACTACATTTTTTACTAGCGGTATCGGTGATGCTCCAGACGAACAACTCTATTGTCGAAGAAATGGACAATGGGTTTTATTTGCTCCAGTCGAAAATTTAGTTCTTGGCAATCTTCATATAAATGCTTACTATGGTGATTTAGGTAAGATTGCTTACGATCATTCACAAGCTAGTGGTAATCTACACCAATTGACATTCTCTGGTTTATTAAATAAACCAACAACAGTCCAAGGTTTTGGAATAACAGATATTCCAACTTGGGCTCTTTCTACTTCTAAACCATCATATACTACTTCCGAAGTTACTGAAGCAGCTAATCTTTATTTTACATATAATAGAGTTCTTGGTACTAACCTTTCAGGATATGTAGCAACAGAAGGTACTATAAGTCCATCAGATACTGTTCTTACCGCGATACAGAAGCTTAGCTATAAAAACCATAATCCACTTACATTGGGTTCTTCTAATGGCCTTTCATTAGATAATCAACAATTATCATTGGGTCTTTCGTCTAGTACTTCAAATGGTGCACTAAGTAATGTAGATTGGATTACTTTTAATAACAAATTGTCTCCATCATTAATGGGCGTAGCAAATGGTTTAGCTACATTAGGAAATGATACAAAAGTTCCTTTATCTCAACTTCCGACATCATTATTTGGTCAAGTGGATTATAAAGGATTTTGGGATGCATCAAATGGAACACCTTCATTACCTTCTATTCCAACATCTAATGGTGATTATTATATAGTTTCGGTAGCCGGCACTACTACTATGGGTTCTGTTAGTGAATGGCAAGTTGGTGACTGGTTAATTGCTAATGGAAATACATGGGGTAAAGTTGATAATACAGATGCAGTTATTTCTGTAAATGGTCACATAGGTGCTGTTGTATTGAATAAGTCAGATATAGGTCTTTCAAATGTTGCTAACATATTACAATGGAGTGTAAGTAATCATCCAACAACAGTTGCAGGATATGGAATTACAGATATATTAAATACTATACTTTCTGGTTATGTAGCAACATCAGGTACAATATCAACAACTGATAGTATATTAACAGCATTACAAAAAGTAAGTTATGATAAACATGTTGCTGTTACTCTAGGAACAAGTAATGGTCTTTCTTTATCTGGTCAAGCAATATCATTGGGTTTATCTTCTACAATAACTACCGGAGCATTATCTTCTACTGATTGGAATATTTTCAATAATAAATTAAGTAATGCAACGCATACTGGTGATGTAATAGGTTCTACTGTACTAACTTTAGCAACAGTAAATGCTAATGTAGGTACTTTTAATAATATAACGGTTAATGGAAAAGGTTTAGTTACATCAGCAAGTAATGTTGCATATTCTAGTGATATACATTCAAATATTGTAGCATTGAATGCAGTAAGTGGTACTAATACTGGCGACCAAACTTTATCTAGTCTTGCCGGACAGCCACAATTGAATGGAATTGGATTTGTAAAGGCTAATGGAACCACCATAAGCTATGATAGCTCATCTTATTACTTGGCATCAAATCCAAATAGTTATATTAGTGGAATAACTAAGGAGAATGTAGAATCGGTTCTTACTGGACTGATAACTACTCATACGCATAACTACCTATCTAGTTTTACTGAGACAGATCCCGTATTTACGGCATGGAATAAATCTACTGGTATAAGCATTACTAAGTCACAAGTTAGTGATTTTCCAACTAATCTCAGTCAATTTAATAATAATCTTGGTAACTATGGTGGATGGATAACTGGTATCAATTCAGGAATGGTTACTACTGCTTTAGGTTATACTCCATGGAATACTGGTAATCATCCAACTACTTTATCTAACTATGGAATTACAGATGCAATACAGAATCAAAATAGTTCAGCGCAAGCTGCTAATAGTTATATAAATGGAGTTTATAGAACTTATCTATATAATTCTGCTGCATTTATAGGAAATTGGACTTCATCTAATATATGGGGAATAGGAGGTAGTGGCTCGGTAATTAGGTTAGGACAATGTAATACAGATGGTTCATTTATATCATCTACAAATACTAATCTACAAGTCGATGGAGCAGCAACTTTTGCATCTACAGTCAGTGCAACTAATTTTATAGGAAGTGGTAATGGGTTAACTAGTTTACCTAGTGGTATGTCTAATTATATTCAAAATCAAGGTACTTCTAATCAAGCAGCAAATATTAGGATAACTGGGGATATTGGATATGCTGCAAATATGGCTATATATCCTAGAACACAAGGAATTACTGACTGGTGGGTAAATAGATATATGACTGGGGAGGTTTTAAATACTTCAATTGGGTCAGCGGGAACAAATATATGGCAGTTGGGTATAATATCTTCGTCTGTATTTACCCCTAATGTAAAATTATATGGTGATGGTAGGGGAGTCTTTTTGTCAACAGTCAATGCTACTCAACTTCAATCAACAATAGCAACTGGAACAGCACCATTAACTGTAGCATCTACTACTATGGTTAGTGATTTTAATGCTGATTTACTAGATGGACAGCATGGAAGTTATTATTCACCAACTATCCATACACATAGCTCTTTAAGCAACTCTGCAAGTATGCCAACATTGGATTTAAATACTCTTAATGTAGATAAGTTATTATCATATTCAAGACTTGGTGCAGCATCAACTAATAAATTTACTACAGTAGATAATGCTAATGCAGTATTGACTATTGATACTTATAATGGCACTTCCACATATTTCCATCAATTAGGATTCAGTAGCGATGGCAACATGTATCAAAGAAGGTCTACGGGTGCATGGAATACGGTTTGGACTAGTGGAAATTTTATTCCTTCTAATTACTCATTGAATACTCACTCTCATGGTAATATAACTAATAGTGGATATATAGGTTCAATAGCATCTTTGCCAATTATAACTGGTACTGGCGGTATTTTACAAGCGGGTTCCTTCAGTACAACAGCAGGTACATTTTGTCAAGGAAATGATTCAAGACTTTCAGATGCTCGTGTAGCATCTGATGTTTCTGCATGGGCTAAATCAGCGACAAAACCTAGTTACTCATGGTCAGAAATTAGTATCCGGCCAACTACAGTTATCGGTTATGGAATTACCGATCTATTCTCACAAGTAATTACAGGCTTTACGGTTGGTGCAAATAGCACTGTTTTGAACACCGATACTTTAGAATCAGCGATTGAAAAATTGCAAGGTCAGATCAATAACAAACAAGCGTCAGGCTCTTATTCATTAACTACACATGTTCATGGAAATATAACTAGTGGAGGATTGATAGGAACTGTTGCTAGTTTACCTATTATAACAGGTACTGGAGGTATCTTACAAGTCGGTTCCTTTGGTACAATAGCAGGAACATTTTGTCAAGGTAATGATTCAAGGTTAGCCACACAAACTACTATAACGGGTAATGCTGGTACTGCTACTATATTGCAAACAGCTAGAACTATTTGGGGACAATCCTTTAATGGTAGTGCAAATATTAGTGGTGCAATTACTGGAGCGACTACAGGAACATTTAGTGGTGACGTAAGTGCAACTAATTTTAATTTATCATCAGATAGAACCTTAAAGACTAACATAAGACCAATACTAAAAGACTATAGCTCTATTGACTTAGTCGAGTTTAATTTTAAAAATAATTTAGACGAACTTAGGTTTGGTGTTATAGCGCAAGATTTGCTAAGTAGCGGATTTGAAGAATTTGTAGTCGGAGATATAGAAGGAGAATATAAAGTGAAATATTTTGATTTATTGGTAGCCAAATTAGCTAACGCAGAATCAAGAATAAAACAATTGGAGGATAAGTATGGCTGTTCCTGATATAACTACATTTAATCAAAGAGATGTTGTTACTGAAATATATGGAGATTCAAGTGATAGAAGTTTGACTGAATTGTTTACAGCAGCTACTGGTACATTTGATTCTCTATATGTTGGTTCTAAGAATAGTTTATATAATTTTAGAAACTATAAACATATAACTGTTACAATAAATACAAGTATTTCTAATGCAACAGTTACTAACTTATCTACTTTTATTGCTTATTGGATGACTTTTACAGCACCAGTTAGTAGCTCTATAGTGTATGGTATTTGTTGGAATTCAGCTCCTAATCCTACACGTTCTTATAATGATTATATTATAGGGACACGTACAAATAGTGATATAAGTGTAACATATCAAACACTTACTATTAATACCAGTACTCCTTTAATAGCAAATAAAATATATTATTTTAGAACATATATTGTTGTAGATGGAGTAACATATTATTGTACTGATTTAGTATCTGCACCAACTTAATAATAAAAATTTCTTATATATAAATCAATAAATAAAAAAAAACCATCATGAAAATTGGAGAAATTAGAGTAAAGTTTTTTGAGATTAGTAATTTAATGACAATTTTTTCTGCTAAAGGTATTGATAATACTGAATTAAATTGTCTTATCTTAGATAACTTTGAAATTCTTGAAAAAGAAAATAATAAAATTCAAAAAACAATTAATCCACGTTTAATTGAATTAGAAAATATTATTCAAGAAAAAGGGAAAGAAGTAAATGCTCAACATGATGATAGTATATTATTACTTTCATTAGATGAACAAAAAGAATATAAAATTCTTCAAGCAAAACTTCAAAAAGATTTTGAAATTGAACGTAAAATTTCATTAGTAGAGATTAAAGAATCAACAGTTCGTTCTACAAAAGGAATACCTATGAATTCTTTAATTACTCTTAAATTTTTTTCACAACCAAATAATTGGAAACAAATGAAAATTAAAAAAGAAAGTTCTGATCAAGCTGATGATAAAAAAAGCCCGGACTCAGGTGGTGCAACATTCCCACCTAGCAAATAAGAATTATGAATCTTGAACATATATCAAGATATGTATCTCTTTACTTCGTAAAGTTATTCCCAGTTATACTTACAGTTTATTTAGCTATAGGTATGACTGGGGAAGCTTTTGGATTTATTGATTATACAGCATATACTTCACATACGACTATAATTTGTCATTGTTATTTATTTCATATAGGTATGTTAGCATTATCTTATACATTTAGATTTTGTTCCTGGCATAGAATATTAATCTACACGGATATTTTAATTTTAGTCTTAGTAGATTTATATAAGGTTAATATAAAATTGCCATATATATTTTACTGTTTGAGTGCTATTTTATTATTATCTTTGAGTTTATCAATATTTCTATATTTTTACTATGGATGCTACGCTAAAAAAAACAATCATACGACTCTTCAAAAGAGTTATAAAAGCAATAGATAATGGAGTTTGTGATAATATGACTGCTAATGAAATAGATCATTTAATACGACTACTAGAGGAATCAAAAAAAATTGACGAAACTTATATAAAAAGAAAACGATGGATAATATTTTAATATTAATAGGTGGAGCTATTGGAGCTGCTGGTGGAGCAATGAGTATTGTTTCATATTTTTCTCCATCCTCTATTAGCATTCGAAAAAGTAATGCAATTATCAAAGAAAATCAATCATGGGAGACTTCACTAAATCTTCTTCTTAAATGGAAATTAGAAGCTGAGAAGAAAATTGAAACTCTTGAACAAGATGTTGAAAAACTTCTAAAAAAAGATAATCGTTCACAAAGACTTATCTCAGCATATAGAATGATTGTAAGTTCTAATAAAAGTTGCAAACATAATAAAGACAATACAGATAATTGTCCAGTAGCAATTAAAATGCGTGCTTTAGATATTGAAAATAAATCGGATTAAATAAATACATATTATGAATACAAATTTAAAATTTTCAGAAAAAGGATATGCAGTATTAAAATCATGTGAAGGGTGTGAACTTAAACCTTATTTATGTCAATCTGGTATTCCTACTATTGGTTGGGGTAGTACTCGATATTCAAATGGTGTTCGTGTAAGTCTGAAAGATCCTGCTATTACACAAAGTAAAGCTGACGAACTTTTAAAATATGATGTAAGACAATTTGAGAAAGATGTAATTTACTTACTTGGTCCAGTTGAAGTAAATCAAGGTAAATTTGATGCACTTGTAGATTTTGCTTACAATGTTGGTAGCGATATTGATATTGATTCTACACCAGAAGGACTTGGCGACAGTCGTCTTTTAAAACTTGTTCTTGCAAATTCCAACGATCCAAATATTGAACATGAGTTTAATAAATGGATTAATTCGAAAGGTAAACCTTCCAATGGTTTGATTAAGCGTAGAAAACTTGATGTAAAACTTTACTTTGGTCGGTAGTATTCATTTTTAAAACTAAACATTATGGCTGGTACAAAGAAAAAACCTGCTTCTTCTGGAAAGAAGAAACCAATGTCAAACAAGAAAACTTGTTGATATTTATTATCTATTAGGGAGTGATTAAGTTCATTCCCTAATGTTGTATTTACACATAAAATTAATAATTATGAAACCACGTACTTCTTATAAGCACAAATCATGGAAAACATCTTTAATGGGTGTTATTGGAATAATTGTTTTATTCATTTGTTTATTTCTTGTTTATACCGGTAAATGCACACTTCTTGATGTTGCATCGGTCCTTTCTCCTATTAGTATATTCCTTGCAGCAATAATTGCTTTTCTTACAAAAGATAGTGACGTAACAGGAGGGACGCGAGAACAATGATAAAATATATAAAGAAAAACTGGATAATAAGTGCGATAATTTCTATCGCGCTTTTGTTGTTTATTGGCGGTTGGTTTAAATCATGTCAATCAAAACAAGCATCTAACTTGATTGTAAATCAAGAACTATCATCTGCATATCGTAATGGGTATAATACAGCAACTAGCGCTTATCGTAAGCAATTAAAAGACTCTATCGATAGTGTGAATACTTTGAGGGCTAAAGATCGCTTAGAATCAACTAAAACGATTACTACTTATAAGAACAAAAATTCAGTTCTTACAAATAAGATAAGTAAGTTTGAGAATGATTATAATACCGATACTACTAAGCATACTCTTGCAAATTGTGACAGTCTTGTAGGACTAAAAAATATTTCTCTGCAGCAGAAAGATACCATCATAAAAAGTACTGAGAAAAAATTAGCAAGTACCGAATTAAGTCTGACTGATGTAACTAAAAAATACTTTCTACAAGTAGAAGAAACAGAACAATCCAAAAATGAAAATCTTGTTCTTCAAAAAGAAAAAAAAGATTTGATTGGAGCATTAAAACGTTCAACGGGATGGTGGAGTAAAAATGATATTTGGTTTTATTTAGGCGCCGGTGCAATAGGTGGATATTTTATAGCAAAATAATTTATGGCTGATATTAAGCTTACATATTTAGATGATATTTTAGCAATGGATAGAACACTTGTTCCGGACATTGATAACATGTGTCTAACAAGAGATTTCAAAGATACTAAACGTTTCAGTCCTGTTATCTATAACAAGAATGAAATGCAACCCAATAAAGATAGTCCAGACTACCAAGCGTGGTGGCATGAACAATATCGTCGTTGTGTCAAAGGATATATTGTTCCAAATGCTACAAAGCGTGGATATGATATTTGGATTCCCGGGCGAATGTATTTCTATTTAAATTTTTGGGTAATCTTAGCTAAGCTTGATAACGTAAAGAGAAAGGATAAACGCCATCCTAAATTTACATCATTAGATTATTTCAAATTCATGTGTATAGAACTTATGTTCTTAAATGCAAAAGATTTGTTATTTCCTAAGTCAAGACAGAAAGGATTCTCTGAATATGCTGCAAGTAATATTGGTTACAACTTCATTTTTATTCCAGGATCACAAAATGTAATTGTTGCCGGTCAAGGAAACTATGCTGAGCATACCATGAGTAATGTAGTTCGTGGTTTGGATTGGCTAGGAGATAGTGAGTTCTACAAACGTAGGTCACCAAATAGAAATGACTATATTAAATCTTCATATCGTGAAGAAGTAATAAATGAAGAAACCGGAGAGAAAAGAACGCTTATGCTCGGTTTTGGTAGTGAAGTCTACTGTATTACTGCAAAAGATAATACGCAAGCTGTTTCAGGACTTACACCTTTTTGGATATTATATGAAGAAATTGGAAAGTGGAAAAAAGACACGCTTAAGCAAACTGCAGAGTTTGTCAAACCATCTCTACTCGCAGAGGGTGACAAAACCGGTTATCAAATGTATATTGGTACTGGTGGTGATATGGACGAGTCTGTTGCTGATGTAGAGGAAATGGCATACAATCCGGCTAAGTTTGACTTACTCGAGTTTGATAATATATGGGAAGAAGATGAAATCTCTTCGACTGGTAAGGTAGCGGCCTTTGTTCCAGCTTATGAGTTTGAAATTATTGATGAAGATGGTAATAGTTTGATAGAGGAAAGTATTGTTTCGATTCAAAAAGAATTATCGAGTAAAAATTCTTCTGAGCGTTACATTGCTCTTACTGCTAAACCACTCTATTTATCACAAATGTTTATGGTGGCTACTGGTGGTTTTCTTGGAGAAACGGCTAATCAAAAATTGAATGATAGAAAACGATATCTTCTTACCCATCGTGAACAGCAAATTGCTTACAATGCAGAAATCAATTGGATTGATCCATTTGATTGGGGTAAAGGAGTAGAACTTGTACCATCTGAATTAGGTCGTTTCCTTATCATACAGGCACCGGAAGTTGATGGCTATGGGAAAGTATGGAAAAATCTTTATAGTGCCGCTACGGACAGCTATGACAAAGTAGAAAGTGAAACATCATTCTCATTGGGTAGTTGTTCTATTTGGAAAGGAGCTATTGATTCACATCATACATTTGATCATTGGGTTGCCCGGGTGACAGAACGACCAACAGAAGATGAAGGTGGAAATTATCAGTTCTATGAAGATTCAATAAAGCTTTGTTATCTCTATGGTGAGTGTGAGAATTTGATTGAATATTCCAATGTATTGATTTTTGATTATTATAAGCGGGCCGGTTGTGAGTTTCTATTACAAGAACGCCCACAAATGGTAATTAGTCAATATGTACAAGATGGTAAGGCTGCACAACGTTATGGAGTAGAACAATCATTTATACCACATGCTTTAAATATTTGGAGAGATAAGATGAAGCAAGATGATTTTGCCATTATTGATAAGATGTTTGATATACGACAGATTGAAGCTTTTGCCAAATTCAAAAAGTCACCAAAATATAATTGTGATATTACAATTGCCAGTGCATTAAATGTTGCCAGTGCATTAGAAACACAAGAGTTCGCAGCCTATTCAGAAGGAGAAGAACTAGAAGAGGACACATATGGTGGATATGTATCTGAGAATAATCAAAATATTAAATTCGCTTCTTAAAATCAATATTATGTTTCCAGAAAAATTAATCAATAACGAGAATAAAGATGACAACTATTTCAAAGAAGTTGCCAAATATATTTTATCATCCGGTGCTTCTGATTTTCATGAAGATAATGTAAAAGACAGGAAATGTTGGAATATTTACCATGGTATTGTAGATAATACAAAGTTTGAATACTTAACAAAGGTTGAGGGTTTTACTTATCCGGCCAAGTTTAGAAATATAGGTAATGAGATTGTGAGAAGCAAACTTAATATCTTAGAGTCTAAACAAGCTCGTAGGTCATTCAAAAGCAAAGCAATTGCTATGGATGAACGTACACTTCAATTGAAGTATGAAAATCGCATTAAAGCTAGTCTAAATGCTCGCTTGGAAATGTATAAAGAACGTGATGCTATTGTTCAACAGCAGATTCAACAAGTTCAAGATAGAATGAGTGATATGCAAAAGCAATTAGAAGTTCAACCGAACAACGAACAAGCACAAGTTCAAATGGAAGAACTGAAAAAGAATATGCCTATGATCCAATTGGAGATGCAGAAAATTATCAGAAATCTTTCTCGTGTTTCATTGGATAATAATGAAATGCAAAAACATATTGATTATTTCTTGCTAAATACTGATGTTGAAATAATGCAACAAGTTGCTAATGCTGCATTAAAATCAGCTATTCAGACAGAAGATTTAAAACAACATTGGAATGTAGGACTTCGTGAAAAAATTGTAACCGGTAAACCAACTTATATTACTTACTACAATCCTAGAACAAAGAATGTAGTTTTCAAACAAGTTGATGCTAATACTGCAGCTTATTCTAAAGGTGGAAATAACCGTTGGACACAAAATGGTGAGTGGTGTTTTACAAAAGAGTATATGAATAAAAGTCAAGTATTCTCTGAATTTGAATTGACAAAATCTGAGGAACTAATTATTCAAGCATACAGTCTTGGTGATGCTACTGCTTTAAAAAACTATATTGGTAATAGTGTTTACTTTGATAATAGTGAAAACTTCAATGATCAACATAATGCAATTGAAGTATCACGTATTTGGTTTTTGGTACCTCGCGAAATATTTTGGAAAAAAACACCAAACAAATATCGTCCGGAAGAATACTTTGTACATCTCACAACAAAAGATGCTAAACTAAGAAAAGATGAAATACGTAATCGCGCTGTCATTTATGATATGTATCATGTTGTTGTTATTGGAAACGTTATTCATGTCAATATGGGTAAACAAGAGAACGTTTTTAGACCACTTGATATGCCTGGACTTCCTACACTGCCACTTGTTGCCAGATCATTCAACACAGCGTCTGAAAAACCATATTCTCTTATATGGAGAGTACGAGAACTGATAGAACTTTATGATATTGTAAATTATAAGAAAGAACTTACAATTGCCTTATCCGGAGTAAAAGGTATGATAATGGATAAAAGCCAAAAACCTGATAACATGACTTCGGGTAAATGGATGTACTATCGTAAGCTTGGAACCATGTGGATTGAAACAATGAAGAAAGGTCGTAAAACACCGGCTTCTTATAATCAATTCCAAAACTATGATGATACCATTACTCAAAGTATTACTTTCATTGATAATGTTCTTAATGGCATAGATTCATTAATAGGTAAACTCATTGGTATTACTGATGCTTCACTTGGTCAATTTGTATCTTCTGATCCAGTAAGTAATGTAAACATGTCTAGGGAACAATCTTCTCTTATTACTGAAATACAGTTCTCAGAAAATGATGTAGTCTTTGATAAGGCTATTGAATTATTCTTGAACTTAAAAATACGTTATTCATGGAAAGATGGTAAAGTTCTAAATTATCTTGATAAAGACTTAGAAGAAGTTTTAGTTCAAATTCCAAAGGGAACATTAAATGGTTCTGATTTTCGTATATACTCTTCTAATAATGTAAAAGAAGAATCAAGACTTGAAGATTTACGTACTGCAGCAATGCAATCATGGGGACGGGCCGAACTTCCATTTACTTCTGTAGTAAGTATGTTTAAGATTGATGATTTGACTGAGATGGAAAACAAACTTATTCAAATGTCTAAAGAAGCCGAAGCAATCAGACAACAGAATGCAGCAGCTACTGAAACAGCAAAAGAAGAAGCTAAGCAAAAAACAATGAACTTGCAAGCTCAGATTGATATGCAGCTTTTAAAAACAAAAGATGAATTTGATTTAGCTTCAAGGGAAATAGAAAAAGCTCGTTTGCAACTTGATGAAAAACGTTATGAATGGGAATCAGAGTTCAAAGAACGAGAACTTGTTGTTAAAGAGAAAACTGAAAACTTCAAAATCATGGCACAGAATGATATTGAATCAGCTTACTTACAAGAAGAAGGTAGAGTAAATAGAGTACAAGAAATGATGAAACAGTTTGAAATTAAGATGAATGCAATTTTGTCAGAAGCACAAATTAAAACAGGAGAAATGCAATCACTTCGTAAGATGCATGTTGATCTCGATAAAAACATGAGGAACAAAGTAAATATAAAAGACTCATAGTAATTAAATTATTCATATATTTGCAACATATTATTAATCAAATCAAACACTTATGTTTAAAGACAGATTAGAAAAAGCGATTGAAGATATTCAATCTAAGAACAATGGGATTAAAAATTATCCATCACTTATTGAAGTATGTGACCCAGGTCAAACTGGTTTCAAGTGTAGAACAATAAACAATAGTGGTGAAGTTCTTATTTGCCCGATTACTGTTCCTTATACTGAACGTATGATTAAGATGGAAAATTACAAACCATCATTAGAAGAGTTCAAAGGTGTTCATCCACATTTGGCTGTTATTATGGAAAGTGGAAGTAGTCAATTTAAAGCTGGCGATATTGTTTATTACAATCCATCAATGGCTAATGCAGCACAACAAATTGTTGTAAAAAGTGCTCTTGCTTTGGTAGTAAGTGATACTTATCTTTTAGGAGTTGATACTAACTTTAATGATTTGATCAATGTATAAGCCATTATTTTTTAAAATGGAAGAAGCCGCCGAGGGACAAGATACCTCTGGTGGCTTTTCTGCGGAAGAACTTCAAAGATTAGAAGCACCGGCTGGAACATTTGAAGAACCTATTAAAGTTGAAAAGCCTGCTGAGGAAGTATCTAAAAGTATCGTAGAGGAAGTTTATACTCCTAGCCCTTTGTGGGATTCATTTAAAGATTTAGAAGGCTTTAAAATGCCTGAAAAGATTACTGCAGAAACAGAGAATGATTTACTTCGTCCATTCGTTGCACAGAAGTTTGGTTTAGAGAAACCGGTTCTTCATCCATTAGCACAACAGATACAAGATTTGACAGCTACCAATCCTAATCTAACGATTAATGATTTGGTAACAAATGTATCAGAACAGTATGTTGATGCAAGCAAATTTTCTATTGATGAAAAAATAGCATTCGATTTAAAGACTCGTTATGGTATTTATGATTCAGAAAAAAATCCTAGTGGTTTGACTGATGATGATATCTTACAAGAAATTGGTCGAATGACAAAAATACAAAAGCAAGATGCCGCTTTGGTAATTGATGAAAATATCAAGAACTACAATGACAATCTTGTAAAAGAATATAAGGAAAATCAATCTGCTACTTATGAAGCTCAGTACAATCAAATGTTGAGTGAAACAAAAAGCGAATTGAATACTCTTAAAGAAAGTCTTTCAAAAGTTGATTCTATTTATGGTATTCCTGTCAATCAAGAAACCCATGATCAGTTTTTAGCAGAATTTGAAAGAGTTGTTATTCCTAACAAAGAAACCGGTGAACGTTTAATCGATGATATATTGTCAGACAATATGACATTGTACAAAATGTTTGTAATGGTTGCTAAGTTTGGAGAAGAAAAGGTAATCGAAACAATTACCAAGGGGCGCGAAGGTGGAAAAGAAGCATTGCTTAAGTCATTAAGCATTACTCCAAATTTCTCTGGTGTAGGCGCTCGCAAGACTGGTCAATCATTAGATTTCGAATCTGAATTGAGATTGCTTGAACAGTCAGAAAAATAATCAACTCTATTAATCAAATTCATCATGAGAATTTTACCTGGCGCACCACAAGAGTTCGCTAATCAAACTCCGACATCAAAACACATGTCACAATACTTGATTGCAGCACCACATATGCTTGCACAAGTAACTACCCTTTTCCGTAAAAATGTAACTGCATTTAGTTCATTACTTGCCGGTCGTAATATGTTCTCGGGAAAACTTGCTGATCCTTTGAATCCAAAATCAGGAAAGTATAAAATCGTTGGTAACCGCAAAGTAATGTGGAATGTCAAAGGTTATCCGGATCGTAAAGCTCGCGTTATTGCTGCATTCAAATGTGATGCATTCCCTAATGAACCTGGTCGTAACCAAACGTGGATTGACTTGTATCTTGATACCAATTGGTTCTCTCCAAAAGATGTTCTTGAACTTGCCGATAACCAAACTTATGTACACGTTTCCGACTCGACTCTTCCACAAGAAGTTGATGCCGGAATTTTCCATTACCGTGTAAAAATCATGACCAATGTATCGGGTGATTATGTAAATCCGAATTTGCTTGCTATTGGACAAGAAGTTAGTATCTCACATACTTCATTCGAAGAAATGTCAGAAACAGCTTACGAAAAATATACCTTTGACGAAAAGGCATATACTCACATGACTATTCAACGTTTGAAATGGTCTATGTCTGGTACTGCTGATGAATATCGTCCTAGTGCTATTTGGATGGAACATAATGGCGTTTCTATGTGGGCTGACCATGCACAGATTCAAATGCTTGAACGTGCCGCTATGTATCGTGAAAAACAATTGTTGAACGGAAAATCAACTGTTACTGCAGATGATAAAGTTCTGTTGAAAACAAATGAAGGATTTGAAGTAATGGCCGGTGATGGTATCTTGAATCAAGGCGATGGTGCTTGGAGATTACCTTACAATGTTATTTCAACACGTGTCATTGATAATATCATGGAAAACATTTCTATCTATTCTTCTTCATGGGGAACTGAGGTAGCCGTAATCTGTGGTATGCAGTTCTACAAAGGATTTGCTAAGCTTATGCGTGAACAAGCCGGTATCGACCCTAAAACAGTTGAGATGGGTGGTAATGGTAAGAAAGGTATCAACTTGGATTATGAATACTATGAATTTGGTGGTGTCAAAATGATTCCTACTGTAGTGCCATGGTTTGATAATCCTCAACGTGCAACCACTTATGGTGCTGATGGAACCCGTAACAGTTCTCATAATGCAATCTTTGTATCATTGGGAGATGTTGAAATCAATCAACCAGCAATTGAGTTATTGCAACTTGGAAAACGCGGTTGGTTAGAAGGTGAAGTAAATGGTATCAACAAAGGTGGCGACATGGCCAACTCAGTGGATGGTAAACACCACCACATCCTATGGGAAACTGGTGCAGCTTTACTTGACGTAAACGGTATTGCTGAACTTTATCGTCCAGTAAAATATTAATTCATTCCTTTTAAAAATTATAGATAATGGCTAAGATAACCAAAGATGAAACAGGCGAAGAACGCGAAGAAGTAAAAATCTATGCGATCAATAAGAAGTATAAGGAGAAACCATTTTTAATGACTCCGATTACCGATAATGCAACAAAGAAGTTATTAACTGGGCAACATAATATGAGTCCTACTGAATTATCAAAACAAGAATTGATAATCAAGGAAGATGAAAATTATCCTATCGTTCATAACCAAACGCTTGTTTTGATTAAGAGAAACGGAAGCTATCTACCAACAAGAGATTATGCGCTTTATTGCCTTGCTCTTGAAATGCCGGAGATAGCATTATCCCGTAAAGATGCAGTAGTTGGAAAACACTTAATGTATATTCAAAACTTCGAAGCAGAAGCTGTAAAAGCAGCTGTTGATGGAAAGACAAAAGCACAGGCCGGAGCAAAGGTTATCGACCTATCATTATCAGACATGAACAATTTATTGTTTTACTTTGGTGAGAATGCAACAAATCTTTCTACTAAGATTGCCGAAGCTCGAGTATATGGTTTAGTTGAAACACGTCCAGCCGATGTTCTTGCATATCTTGAAAATCTTGACGATAATCAGCAAATTGTATTTATCAAAAAACTTCTTGCTAAGAAGTACTTACAACGCGCTGTTGCCAATGGATATATCATGTATGACAAAGTAACTCTTGGAGCTGATGAAAAAGAAGCTGCTGCATTCATTTATGATGATAAAAATAATAGTCTGTATGTCCCATTGAAAGATATGTTGGACAAATCAGAAGGTAACAAATAGTATTATGTCGGTAGCAATAATTGATATGTATAAAGATTTCCTTGCTATAGTAAGGAAGTCACGAGTAGGAACTGTTTCACCATTAGAGTTCTCAGTAATTTTAGGTTTAGCGACCGAAGAAGTTATTTCAAATAAGATTGATAATTTTGAATTGAATAAAAAGTTTGCAATACAGCTTTTGCCAATTACGCAAGGACCTAAATTATTTACTGGTACTTTATCGGAAACAAGCAGTAGCGATCGTTATAAAGCGTATTCATTTGTGTTACCGGAAGATTGTCGATTGGTTGCTAGATTATCTGCAGAAATATCTGGTCTGAAAGAAGCCAAATGTAATCCACTAACTTCAAACGAACTGACCACTGTTTTGAATGGTATATTTAGCAAACCAACGACTTCTAATTGTTATTACAGTTTAAGTCAAGATATCGTTGAAACTAAACCGGTAAAAAATGTTTTGGTTTATGTACCAAATATTACTATTGGTGATGGTTATCCTAAATTTAGAATAAGTTATGTTGTCAACCCGCCGGTTATTACTGAAATGGAGACTACTAATACTAAGGAAAGTATATTTGACCGTGAAGTATGTTCTGAAATTATCACTACGGCATCCCGTATGTATTTGGAAGGTATTCAAGATAGTCGATATCAAACTTTCAACAATGAATTAAAATTCAAACATTAATAATTAAATATTATGAGTAATCTTATAAGAGGTGCGCAAGACTACCTATTGAATACTATCGGACCAAAGGAATTTGGTATGTACTACCAGGGAGATGTAGTAACCGGTATTAAACATCTTGTATGTAAAAAATATGGTATTGATATTCCATTTGATGGAGATACTACCATTGTAAAGAAAACATCTGCTGTTGGCGCTGCTGCAGTAATCACTCTTACTCCTGCATTTGTTGCTAAGACTACCGGTGATCAACGTATTATTGAAATTGAAATCACTCGTCAACCATTGTATGATGGCGCCGGTAATCATCAGTTTCCAGTAAGTCATACTTATGGTTATAAGTTGACCAACACGGCTACTTTGACTACAGATAAACAAACTGTTGTTGATGGTCTTGTTGAAGCAATCAATGCTGATGTCATGAGAACTTCGAATGCTGTAAACAGTGGTGCTTGTGTAGTAGCTAGTCGTACTGGTGCTGCCGGTACATCTGCTCTTGTTCTTACTGCAAAAGAAAAAGGACAACCAATTACTGTTCGTATTTTCGATGAAAACTTTACTCAGGTGCTTACTACTAAGCCTAAGAAAGATACATTGACAAACGATATGTTGAGTCGTATCTTTATGATTAAAGCAGAAAACGAAGGACAACGTGTTGTAATGCCTACTGAGGGTGTTGATTACTGTTGTATTACTATTGCCAGCAAAACACTTGGTTATGAAAATGTATCTGCAAGTGCTTTTGTAAAACGCGAACAAGTTTACAACTTCTATATGCCATTAGCATTGACTGATGATGTATTGTTTGCTGATATCGCTGTTGCTTCTGCAGGTATTGTTCCATCTATGGCAGATGTTGTAGTTGCTGCTAAATCATTTGATAATTACCTTGCATACAATGTATCTCCAGTAGATGCACTTACTGCACGTGTAGTAGCATTGGAAACAGCACCTTAATAATTAGTTTCAATTAAATCCAAAAAGGGTAGGTAGGATATGTCTACTTACCCTTTTTTTAATATCAGTAATATGATAACACTTGAAAAAATAGTTGAAAGTTTAAAACTTCAATTAAAACCACATCTTACGGACGACCAGATAGTACATGATGAATGGTTGATAGAAATGATCAATACTTCAAGAGCGGCAATGTGTCGTTCTTTATATGTTTCCGGGGAAGTCTTTACAGCATTCTTTCAAAAGATAACTGGTAATGTAGAAACTCTTGATCTCGATTATAAGAAGTTTACTATGCCATCAAAACTAATGGAAGGAATAGGAAGAAGAAATGTTCGTTATTTTGGTCCTATAGGTACAAAGAATCCGGATTTTCATTATTGTTCTTTCGAAGAGTTGGTAAACTATGAATCACATCGCTTTGGCATTGACCAACCCGCTTTTGCGAACCTTGGTGACATCTTACAGATAAAAGCACCCAATATGTCCGCAATAGAATTACATGCCGTTATAGAAGCTCCAAATTCGTTAGCTGACTACAGTTATGAAACATCAAGTTATCCTATTGGAGAAAACAATGAAAGACAGTTAGAGATAATTACTTTTCAGCATATTGCAGCTAAGTTAGGAATGCCAGTAGACTTTGCTAATAATGGTATTGATGAAACAAAGAATATTCCGGTAAAGCAACCACAACAACAGCAACAACAACAAGATAATGGGGGACAATAATTATGTATCTAGTAACTACAGAACAGTTTGAAGTTGATGGTGAATTATTCTATGAAGGTGTTTCTTGGAAAGATTATCGAAAAGCAACAAAAATAGAAAATCAAAAAGTTATTAAACATGGTAGATTATATAATTGGTATGCTGCAACAGATCCTAGAGGGATTGCCGCAATAGGTTGGCATATTCCAACAAAAGAAGATTTTATTATACTTATAAATTATGTAGGAGGATTACTTATAGCTGGAAAACATTTAAAATCAAATGATATTTCTAAATGGAATATTGCAGGTGATAATACATTTAATTTTAATGCTTTTGGTTCAGGAGTAGGATTTAATAATACTTATTTTGACATATTGTATAGAACTATATTATGGGCTTCTACTAATGATAATCCCGATAATCAAGGGGACGCATTAATATTATCATCTAATAAAGATTCTGCTGAAATTTGGAATGCATATTACAATACATTAGCATCAATTAGATTAATAAAAGATAATAATATTAATGAAGGAGATATTATAATTGATGGTGATACATATAATTCAATAACTATTGGTAATCAAGTATGGTTACAACAAAATATATCTACAACAAAATATAACAATGGTGATGATATAGACTATAGTATAAATGAATTATTTGGGGCAGTATCAATGTATAATAATGATGAGAATAATGTTTATGAAACTACATTAATTGAAATTATATCTGATGATTTTGTTATTACATATAATGGAATTGATTATGTTTTCCCAAAAGATAAAGTTATTGAAACACCAAGATTTACTCGTGAGCAGAATATTCCATTTGGAGAATATCAATATCGAACACATTCAGATAAGCATACAGAATTTTTCGAACCGGTAAAAGAACATTTTGGTATTGATATGAAAGAGAATTACGCGGCTCAGTTTCGTGATGGTATAAATCCACATAAAGATATCAATGGAAGTATCTTCAAAGAAAACCCGGATCAATAAAAAGGTAAAAGAATTTAGGAAAGAGGAATTTGATTATCATGATGTAGTCAATGAGAATAATAAATTTGGTGTACGTAAAACGGTTTACATAGACACTCTTTTTAGACCTCGTTTATCTCACGTGACCTTTTCTACCAATACACATCCGAAAAGCCAAATTATAAGAGGTATGGCCTATAAGGTGTTCTTTGCATACATATCTATAATTGTTGAAGAACTCTTTAAGGGAAATACAATCAAAATCAATAAAGTCGGATTGATAAGTTTGCTAACAATGACCTCAAGTACTAAATATCAAGGTCGACAAAAAGATAGAGAACGTTCAAAAAGAAAAGGATTTTATACTCGTATCAATTGCGATTATTTCTTTTCTCAGGATAAAGTAAGATATGGTTTTCCTTATGCATCATTTGGGAAATTCTATAAGAAGAAATTACACTCATTAGAAGATAATAATATAAAATTTTAATCATGGCAACAATCGACAAAACAAAGTATGCTGCAGCTAGTTCTGCTAAATCTACGACACCCGCAAAAGGTTATACTAAAGAACAAGTTCAACAAGCGCAAGGTAAATCATCTGTTCCAGCTAAAACATCACCACCGGCTAGTCCTCAAATGTCAGAAGAGCAAACTGCTCAAATGATACAAGAGATTATCAAAATGCTTCAACAAGGTGCTAAGCCGGAAGATATTCTTGCACAGTTAGTACAAGGTGGTATTCCACAAGAACAGGCACAACAGTTGATTCAGCAAGCTACTGATCAATTACAATCACAAGGACAAGCACAACCAGCGGCTCCTGCAGCAGTACCAATGCCACAATAATTATGAGTAAGCGTTCGAAAGCACACGACGAAGAGTACTATCAGAAACTGAAAGAGGTAGTAGAGGATAGCAATAAAGAGTACAGACCAAATGAGTTGTATGTAAAGACAGCAAGGAATGTACATGGAGTTTTTGCTTATCAACATATAGAATTAAAATCTAATAAAGATGAATCCGAATAATAAATATTTTACAGCAGCCGAGATTTATGTTCGGTTGCTGTCTGCATTTCCAATAAAAGGTACTCAAATAAGTAAGATACAAGTGATGCGATGGTGTAGTGAAGTCGTTGCAGAATATCTTACTGATCCAGTAGGATTAATTTTGAATAAAAAAATACAGATTGGAGAACCTACTTCTGATGATGATCCTACTTTAATCATTCGTTCTAATCGCGCTCTAGTACCGCCAGATGTATTTAAATTGGAAAATGTATTTGATGAAGCTGGAAACAAAGTAAAGAATAGTACTTATCAAGGAGAGTACATACAATTCAGTACTACTAGAACACCTCAGAAGTGCTTTATTGATTACTATTCATTGCCAGTAGATACTCTTGGTTTTCCATTGATAAAACGTGGATATGAAACAGCATGTTATGCTTATTGCATTAAAAAGATGCATGAAGAAGATGCCAGTGTTATACCACCACGTATACAACAATGGAGATGGTTACAGATGTGTCAGGATTCTGATTACGAAATTCAAGCAGCTTATGTTAGTTGGGGAGATTTATCAAACAATGACGTTGAGGAAATCCATAATTATATTATTAGTCCGGAATACAAATTCATTACAAAAAGACATTAATTATGCAACATAATAATACGTTTCTAGGTGGTATGAAAAGAGGTATTGATAATACGTTAATGCCACAGAATAGTTATACCTATATGCTCAATGGAAGTATTGTTTCAAAAGATGAACATGGATATACAATTACTAATATTCGTGGAACAAAGAGTATTACTTCTTTTGCTACAAATGAAGTTCCTGTTGGTTCAGTATCATTCAATGGAATACTTTATATTGTTACTCATGCAACTAATACTGATAAGATTAATTTCTATTCATTTAAGGGTAGTGATGGTACTGCATGGGTAGAAGAAACACTTCTTATTATCCCTAATGGCCCTGATGATGCATTATCAATAAATCAATCAGTACTTGGTTTCTCCAAAGGAAAGTTACTTGAGATAATTGCTAAGAATAGTTATGATGGTTCTGTTGATTTGTATATCTGTGATGGATTGAATAAAAACATTATTATCAATACCGGTATTGATCAACAAGGAAAGAAAACACTTCGTTCATATACTAATCTTGACGATGTACTTCTGTTTGTTCATCAGAAGAGTATTACTAATGTTCCTGATGTTGTAGGACAAGTAAAAGACAATGGAACTATGAAGCCTGGTACTTACTTCTTCTATATTCGCTATGAAGATGAATCATTGAATACAACACCATTCATTAAAGAAGTAGGTCCATTCTATATCCATAGTGGTTCTAAAGAGTTTAATAGCTCTTCGGGAGTATTGAATACTGGCGAAGAAAGAGTATCAAAACAAGTACAATTACAAATTACAAATACCGACTCAAACTATAAAAAGGTTTCTGTCGGTTTTGTCCATTATTATGGTACATCAGATACTTTGAGTAAATCAATGCAACTTATCAGTAAGTCTACAAAGATTGTCAATAGTGTAGCCACTGTAGTATTCAATGGAAACAATGTTGTTCAGGATATTACTTTTGAAGAACTATTCAAAGACAATATGGCATTTGACATTGCTGAAACGGAAGTTCAACATGAAGATAGATATTATGGAGCTAATTGGAAAGGCCGGGCAATAGATTATGCTATGCTCAAAGAAATGGCTTCTCTTATCATACCACATGCTGTAATCAAAGATGAAAGTCGTTTCGATAAAGTATATGATCAGACAGCAAAATACTTTGAATATATGGAAGATGAAATCTATCCTATGGGTGTTTCATTTTTAATAGATGGTCAATATAAGACACCAGTATTTCCTATTTGCGGTTGGTATGAAGGAGTAACACTTACTAATGCCAATGGAACTATCATAGACATGAACTATTTCGACTTACGTACCTATGTTGATAATAGAGAACAGTATCATAACGAAAGTCCCTCAGAAACGCTTAAAACAATTGATAATCTTAGTGGTCTTTATAAGTTCCCAAGAAAAGGTATTATTACTCATACTTCAAATGCTGAGGATTTAAAACAACTTCACTTTAAACTTATGGGTGTAGAGTTTATTCATGACTTTGCATATGATTATTATCAAGCAAATAAAGATATTCTTCCAAATATTACTACTATGTATTTTGTGCAAGGTAAACGACAAGCTAATGTTGTATGCCAGGGATATAGTTCTGCAATGGTTGAAGCTGTTGGCTTTAAGAATGTCTTTGAATGCTATCGTGGTGTATCACCTATGACATGGGGAGATAGAGAAGTTAGCCAATCAACAAAGATTGGTACAAATGGAGTTGATATTGCTTTTCCATTCTTAGGTGGAGATAAGAAAGTATTTCCAGTAATTAAAATTAGTAAATCAACACAAGGTTGGTATATTGGTGCTTGGTCAGTAACCGAGTTACAAGTAATGAATAAAGAAGAAATTCTTGTTCAAGAACATGAAACAGATGCTAGTCAAAAATGGATGTACAAAAATAAGGTACAAGCCAATGATATGTGGGCGCGTTACTATGATAATCGTAATTACTTTCTTGAATTGAAAACTGACAAGTATAGTGTGTTTGCTCCTGATTTATTACTGAATAAAAATTTGGTAATTATTGGCGATTATTATCTTCGACCAAAAGTAAAAATTGATGTAGTAAATCAAGGATTTAATGAATCAGTTGCAAAAGTAAATAATACTTCTATTGAAAATAAGTATGCAACACATACCGGTTGGGGAGCAAATTTCAATTTGTTTACTAATCAATCACATGCTTACAAAGATGTATCTAATCGTCTTATTGAACCTAGTCTTGGTTACGACCATCATATCATACAGAATCCGGTTGCTATTAAAATGACACCTAGTATTGTACAAGAAAATCAGATATTTTCAAACAATGGTTTTTCAAGTAGAATGAAAAGTATCATTGATGTTTTTGGTGACGAAGTATGGGATGGTACTAATGATCCATCACAAAAAGTAATTGAAAATTATTTTGACCAATCAAGAGAGCAATTGAAAGATGCCGGCATCCTTATCAATAGAACTAAGAAAACAACAGGAGATAATGAAGTAAATATTCGTCCAGCAATGACAACTGGTTATGCAGTAGATTCAGCATTCCCATTTACTTCTGCATTTATTTCCCCTTTTACAAGTGATCTCAGTAAAAACTCATTACCAGTAGTTGCTACCAATATGTCTATGACAGCTACATCTTACTTTGGTTGTAAGACTGTAAAAGTTGGTAAATATCATTCAGAAGCAACAGTGTTTACTGATGATAATCCTGACTATCGTAATTTGAATAATGCCATTGTTGATATCTGTAAGTATGCTACAATAGCTGAATACATTGATTCAATTGAAAACTCATATAATATTCTTGATGAAAACTATTCAATCATTGAAAATGACAATTCATTTTTTGCTGCAAATAATTATACTGCTAAACAACTTTTCAAAGGTGACTTATTTTCTCAAAAAACATTCATGCGTTGTGTTCGATGGAATACTCTTCCGGCATATACACAAGACTGGGAACGTTCATGGCAATCAGGTATAGCACTCAATGTCTATCTACAGTCATTTACCAACTCAAATTTGAGAGTTCCTACTGTAGATGATACATTCTATCCATACGTACTTAAAAATGCATCAGAAGCAAGCTATGATAGTATTGTACAAGATTTTATTTGGAAAAACAAATCAAATCAATTTTTCAAAGAGTCATGGGAAATAAATGGTGGATATAATGAAACAAAAGGTGTCTATACTCTTTTGCCATTTGATGATATCTTTACTATGAAAAGCAACACTGCAGCAAATAGAATTTACTTTAGCAATGTACATGTTGATGGTGCTTTTGTAGATCAGTATCGACAGTTGCCAATAGGACAATATCAAGACTTTAATTTTGAAGGTGGAGAGATAAAAAAGCTGATTACCATTAATTCAACTCTATTCATTATCCAACGTAAGAATATTATTCAATTATATGGTTCTACAAAACTTCAATCGAGTCAAGACAGTTCTGATATTATTCTTGGTGATAAGACTATTCTTTCTTCTCAGTCAAGAAAGATAGCTGATTTTGGAACTACTCATAAAGAAAGTATTTGTAGTGGTGATAAAGGTGGTTATGGTGTTGATTGGGATAATGAAAAGATATGGCGATTATCCGGCGCTTCAACAACAAGTGGTAATGTATTATTTGGCGCTGAGGACTTAGTAACTTCAAAACAAATAACTGATATCTTCAAATTAATCAAAGGAGATATCAAAGTACTACCACAAGACTTGTATTCAGAAGCACAGACTGGAATTATAAGTGTTTTCGATGAAGAAACAAAAGAGGTATTATTTACTTTCAAATTGGGTACTGGTAAGTTCTTTACATTGGTTTTTAATGAGAAGCTTGATATCTTCACTGGGTTCTATTCATACGATACAAATCTTTATATGAAATTGGATGCCCGGCTATTTGCTTTCTCACATGGACAACTTGCTTCAAGGCCAAATATGTGGGAACATAATGTTGGAGATTTTCAATATTTCTATGATAATAAAGCTTCGGATAATTTCGAATTAGAGTTTATTATTAATTGTTCTGCTGAGAAACAAGATGCTAGTTCATTTGAAAAAGAATTTCGTTCTCATTTAATGGTTATGTGTCCAGAAGAACTTGAAAATATTAGTTGGCAAACAGAATATCAAGAATCCTCTAAAGTTTCTTTTATAAACGCGAAAGAATTTTGGACTAATCCTGAATATAAGGAACATGCATGGGAAATTCCTATAATTCCTTCAACCAATAAAAATAATTTTGGTCCATTAAGTACTCAAAGTTTTAATACCTTTGAAGCAAAATCACAAATGCGTGGTCAATGGATTAAAGTCAAGATAATATACAAAGGAAAACGTGTAATGGGTAATGCCTATAGAACACATATTCCAAAGTATTTTTACTTGAAGAATGTAATTACTAACTTTATAATATCTTATTCGTAATGGCCGTTTATCAACCCCCTAAAAGAAATTCCACTGGCGACACTTTGTCTGCCGGTGGTTCTGGTTTAATGACACTTGGTGCTACTCTTAGTGCTACTGGTGTTGGTGCAGTACCAGGTGCAGTAATTGCAGGTATTGGTGGTATCGCTAGTTTGTTTGGAGCTAGTGCTAAAAAGAAAGAAGAAGAAAGACAACAAGCTTATCAAGAGGATTATCAAAATCAGATTGTAGGTGAGAAAAATCAATTAGCTTCTTCTCAGCAAGTATCAGAACAAAATAAAATGATGTACACACAAGAAGGTGTAAGTCAAAGTTTGAAGTCGATTAATCAAATGATCAATCCTTCTAATCCAGTTCCATCAGCAGGTGGTACTGGAATTATAAACCAAAGATTAATGTAATATTATGGCAAAACTATTTAATCCAAAATTATCATTCACACCACCATATACAAATATGGATAATGGAGCGAATATATTACTGAAAAAGAAACTTGATCCTATTGTTCCATTGATGAATGACGAACAACGCTTAGCACTTCGTAAAGAACAAACTCCTTCTACTTTACCATTACCAACTCCGACACCAGTTGCAGTAAGTTCTAAACCACTGAATGCATTAGCACAAACACGGTATATTGATAATACTCCGGAAGGACTACCAAAAGATGTACCACCACCTGGTGATAAGAAAGGTATCTATGGGCTATCTAAATGGGCTAACATAGCTACTGGTGTCAATACTGCATTAAGTGTCGCTACAGACCTTGTAGGGATAAATAGAGCTAGTGATTATAAGCCGGCACTTATTCCTTATCAGGCACCTATTGAAGCAACTCATGTATCTCTTATTGATGCAGAACAAAAGCAAGCAATGCAAGATAGTATTACTGGACAATTAGCTCAGGGTAGAGAAACAAATCGTCGTTTTGGTTTAGTTGATCCATCATTAGTTGCAAAAGGTATCTATGGACAGAATCAAATATCATCTGAGATTAGTAAGATAAAGAATCAAGAACAGCAAATCAATGCTCAGACAGATAATCAAACTGCAGCTATGAATGCACAGACCTTAGCACAGCGTAATCAAGCTAACACAGCTATTCAGAACGAAGCTGACAGATTTAAATCAGGTGTGATAGGTCAAGGTATCAGTCAGATTAAAAACGACCTTACAAGTGGTTTAAATTCGATTATCAATAACGAGAGTATTGCAGCAACAAAGAATCAAGCTATCGAAGATGATACAGTAGCTGCATTAGAGAATCAATTAGCGACAGAAGATAATCCAGTAAGACGAAAAGTAATATATGATAATCTTACTAAAGCTAAGGCTAGTCAACAATCATTTTATAAACGAACTTGGGGAGGAACTAAATAATGTCAATATGGGGAAACAATATTAATCCGGTTGGATATGCTACACAGACACAAGTAGGTCCTGGCATATCTCTTGACCCACGCATCTTATTGGCTAATGATGGTAATAGGGTTAGTAGAGCAAGAGCTACTGCTAGTCCTAAAGCTGCGTCTGATGATAAGATGGAAGAACTATTACCTGGTCATACAAAAGCATTGTATGATTATCGTAATCAAATTACAAATCGTATCAGCATGCTACCAAACATTTATGCTGAAAAGATAAAGAATGAATCTGATCCGGAAAAATTGAAACAATATGAAACTGCTTATGATGCTGAGTTGCAAGATTTGTTTCAAAAGAAATCACAATTTGGAGTTGCTGAACAACAAGCTAAGTTTGCTAAGTCTCAATGGGAAAATGTAAACAATGAAATTACTAAAAAAGGTATTGGTCAAGAGATAGCTGTTACCAATCCAAATTTAGGTAAGGCTCAAAGTGCTGAGGATTTTCTACAACTAGATAAACCATTTGCATTAGACTTTACTAAAACACCTGGTGGCCGTAATGCAGTAAAGCTTCATAGTTATAATACTCTTCAAGAACGTAACTCGTGGGATGCCGGCATTACTGCTAATGGTAGTGGTGGTATTGCTCCAAGTCATACATTAGACCCATCACTAAAAATGATGAACTCACTTGATTTCAGTAAAGAAATTAAAGGTAGAATAGATGCTGCTTCAGCTAAACAAATGGCTAATGCTGGGAATCGAGATGATGGATTAAGAAGTTGGGATTGGTCACGTTCTGATAATTATACCAATATGAAAAATGCTGCTAGTAGTATGTGGCAAAACTTACCAGAAGATGCTCGGGCTTATGCTATGAGTTCAGCATTGAATGGAACATTGATAGTACCTACTGGAACCACATCAATAGCTAAAGATGCAAAAGGTAGAACTATTACTAAGAATGATTATACTCGTGCTAGTGGTGAGCAAGTTATTGCAAGTATTGAATTGCTTAAACAACAAGCAAAAAGAATACCTACATCAGATACAGAAGCCCGGGATAAAAATTTAGCAGAACAGAAACGATTAGCTGATGCTATCATGACAGAAGCACAACGTTATGTTTATGCTACTGCTGCAAATGATACTAAAGGACTACGAGATTTTAATAATACTCAGAAATCTGGAATATCAGAAAAACTTAAACATGATGAAGCACAAGATAAGAATGCTATGTCGTCTATTGATATCATTTACTCTAAACCTACCAATCCAAATACCGGAAGTTTCTTTGTTGAAAATCCTACTGATGGAATGCAAGGTTTTGGTTCATTGAAATACTATACAAGTACTGTTACCGGTGATGAACGTAAGACACTTGAAAACTCTTTGTTCCCTGATTTAAATGTACAAGGTAAGACTGAGCAAATCACTAATCAACCAATCGCTATGTTTAATGGTGTTCCATTTAAACCGGATGTATTATTTGCAAATGATAAGAATGCCAAGATTACTGGTCTTACTTCGGACTTAATGAAAACAGCACGATTTGATAAGGTTCCAAGAGAGAAAGGTGGATATATGCTTTCACGTATTCAAGCGGATGAAAATGGTAAACCTATTGTTCAAAACTATGTGACAGCTACTACTCAATTGACTGGCGATACTAAGATACCTTTTGCAGTCGATGGTAAGACACCAGTTCTTACTCCGATATCAGAACTTGCCAAGAATCCAAAAAATCATATTACAAAGATTAGTGATGCACCTGGTTTTGGATTTGGTTTTGGAGAAGATATCTATCAAGTACCATTACAAGTTGAAGGACCATCTACGGCAGCTCAAGAAGGACGTAATGCTATCAATAAGTACAATACTAGCAAACAACAAGAAACATTAACTGAAAGTAATCTTATTGCTGGTGGAGAACAGAATGCTAATGCAGCTCAACAAAGAACAGCTAATGCACGTACAGCAAATCTTGAAAAAAGATTTACTAGGAATGGGTTTATAGATGATCAAGCTACAAATAAAGTATATGTTGGAACAACTCCAAAAGCAAGGTTAGTAGATATTCAAGCAAAGAATAATATTGATTTTAAAGCTGATCCACAAAGAGCTTATTTAAAAAGTATTGGTATTATCAATAATCTTGAAAGTACTGGTAAACTACAACCTGGAGAGAAAGCTGAATATCTTAATATGCTTGATAAACAAAAACAAGAAAATGCCAATCCAAATGACAATTACAATTTTGGAAGTAGACAATCAATTCAATAATCAATACTCAATATAAATTATGGATAACCAAGAACAAGCACAACCAGTAGTACCAACACTTGAAGAAAAATATCAAGCACAGACTAGTGATGCATTTGTAGACCAAGAAGGAAATTACCAAGGTAAGGTTGATGTAGTTGGTGATGCTTTGAAGAATAAGCAATCAACTGCAGATATCTTTACCTCTATGGCGCATTCTGAGCAGCCTGTTTTCAACGATATAAACTATTATGTAGATAAGTACTCAAAAGAAAAAAATCCTACTGATACGGAAGCTTTACCAGCAAGTCAAATAATCAAAACTTTTAATCAGGCAAAAGTAGAGAATGCAAAGAAAGTAAGTTTAAATAAAAGAGGTGTTGACTTATCAGCATTAAAGTTTTATCACGACACACAAAACTCAGCAGTTACTGGTAGAGCAGTTCATGATAAAGATTTGGGTAATGTAAAAGATATCAGACCTGATTGGGGGCCTTATCATGATCCATTTCGTAATGAAGATAATGAACGCGGTACCGGTGAAGAACGTGCTTCTGCTGCACCATACATTTTGAAGAATGGTAAACGTATTCCTAACCCTGGAAAGGATGGAATGGATAAGATGTTTGGTGATGGAAAGGCAGTAGTAACAACAACTATTGACCCTACCAATGGACGTGAAGTATTTGATGTATTACCATCAGATGCTTTTGTTGCAGGAGATAGACAGTACTCAACTAAGTGGGGTCCAAAAGAAACATTTGGTAGTTCTATTAAAGATTTCTTTGTAGGAGCTTACAGTGCAGCAACCGCCGGTACTATGAGTTCCTTTTCTTCTGTTGGTGCACTTTTCAATAATGCAATGAATCATGATGAAACTTATCTTTACAAACAAGGTAATGAAGCCATTCAGAAACATTATGATAAAGTACGTGCTGCTAACTTAGCACAAGGCAATGTAAAGGCTGTAGAAGAACTTGATAAAGCATTTGAATCTGGTGATTATGATGCTATGAATAAAGCATTCAATTACTCTTATGGCTCTCTTCCATCTAATGTAGGTAATTCATTACGTAGAGAAGCACAACCGATTAATTGGTCAAAAGGAGATAAAGCATTACAAGGTTTTTTCAATGATTGGAAACAAGCTGAATTTAAACAATCAGCATCTACAGAACAAGGAACCGGTGCTATTGATTGGATGGTACGTCAAGCTCCGACACTTGGTTATCTTCTTCCTCAGATAGCTGTAGGTATGGCTTCGGGTGGTGCTATGTCTGCATTAGAAGGTACTGCAGCATTTGCTGGTAAAGGTATTGCAACAAAAGCTTTGCAGTATGGTACTGAGTTTCTAGTAAATGCTATTGGTACTTCACAGTCTTATAGTTCATTTCAACGTGTAGCTGATGAAAATGGTGTTAGTCCGGAAACAACTGCTAAATTTGGATTCTTTGCTTTACCATTGACATACGTTACTGAACATTTTACAAATAAATGGATTGGTGAACAACTAGGACCAAACATTGCTGAAAAGGCTATGAGAGAAATCTATGCTCCAATGGCTCAAAAATTAGCTGCTAAAGAAGCTGCCGGTACACTTACTGACAAGACTATTAAAGAAGCTGTTTACGATAGTTTCTCTAAGATATACAATAGCAAATTCATTAAAGGTATTGTTGACAATGAAAGTTATCTTGCTAATGTAGCCAAAGCAAATGTTAGTGAAGTCTTTCAAGAAAATTTTGAGCAAGCATTATACAATACTGTTCAAATGCAAGTTGATAAAGCTGCTCCAGCATATTCCGAAGTTGGTAATGGACAGATAGGTACTACTGGTGTATTTGAAGGATTTTCAGATACTTCTTTAGGAACCATATTTGCTACTACTTTAATGACTGCTATTACTGGTGCTGTTCCTCACGTAATCAAAAAGATTAAAGGTATTCCCGACAGTAAAACAGAAACTCAACAAAAAGAATTACTGAAATGGAAAGTTCTGAAAGGCCAAGGTGATGAACTTATCAATATAGCTACTGATCATATTCAGAAACCTGATGGTGGTATGTGGGGAGTGAAAGATATCCTTATCAAAGATGCTACTGTAGGAGAACAATTTGATCCAAGTTTATTCTCAGTACCTAAGAGTCCATCTCTACAAAAATTGGGATATCAAGAGGGACAATTAATCGACAACTTCGCTGAAATGAGGTATGTCGAATTTGTGCAATTAGTGGACTCGTATAAAGAGTTGAATGAAAGTATGGGGTTGAATGATGTTGATAGAAACATTCTTTCTCAGGCTGGATTTGATGGTCAGATATCATTAAACAAATCTGGTCAAGCTTTCATGGATATGCGCGATAGTAAAGCTGCTATTGAATCATTTCAACCAAAAGAAGCAGGTGCTACTGCTACTGATGAACAGATTGCTCAACTTCAAAAAGAAAATGAAGAAGCTAAGCAACCATTAGTTGATAAGTATAATAAAGCTTTATCTGAATACGAGTATTATACTAAACGTGAAGAGGGAACTCAAAACTCTAAAGCGGCCAATGACTTGATGAAACGTAACGTTACCGTTATGAAACAAGTTGAAATGGAAATGCAAGCTCTTACTAACTCAAAAGAGTTTACTCGGGAGATGAAAAACGATCCTAACTTCCAACGTCAATATGCTGCATCATGGGAGAATGTAATTAAGAAGAACTTTACGTATGAAAACATTGAGAACTTACGTCAACGTGTAGATGAAGCTGCACAAGCTCAACAGACACATGCTAATGCCATTATTAATGATATAGATAACCAAACTACTCATGCAACATTATCGAGTGATTTAAATGCCTTACAACAACGAATAGGTGATACTCTTTCAAAACCGTATAATGAAGCTGAGCATAAATCATTGATTACTGATGTTGCCGGATTGTCTAATCGTTTAGCTAAAGAATTATCTGTATTCAATGACCAAACAAGTGGAAATGTATTTGGTACTACAATGGATAATAGTAAACTTGATGAACTTAAAAATAAGTTTTCATCAATGTATGATGCTGCAAAAGGACTTACTTCTAATATCGCTCAGCAAGCAGAAGGTAAGATTCTTACTCCGGCCAATGAAAAAATTGATATGTATGGTAAACGTGTTGCTGAATTGGAACCATTCATTACTACTAAACAATCTGAATATGATGCTCAATTAGAAACTATCAATTCTTTACCGGCGGAAACCAGCGATGAACAACGTCAACAAGAAACTGATAAGCTAAATGCTATTCAACAAGAATTGAAACATTATCAAGATGAAAGTCAAACTGCTGCAGAAGAAGTAGGAAAAGCCGAACGTACAATTGAAAGTTTTGATGATGAACAATTCTCTCATGATAATCAGTTGAATGCTGCTGCACGCGCGCTGGGACTTGAAAACGTAAATAATCAATACTCTTCATTTAATGGGAAAGGTAAACTTCCATTTATGCGTATTGATGGACAGACATTAGAACATGCTAATGAAACTCCGGAACAATTTCAAAAACGTATTAAACTAATGCGTGAACAGAATACTCCAAATGGTAAAACATTTTTGAGTAATTACTTCACAGAATTACAAGATACGATGAAAGAAGCTGAGGTATGGATTAATTCAGTTCTTACTGACCAGGGAGAAACTTATAAGAAAGAATATCCTGATGGTAAATTTTATGGTACTAATGGTTCTGAAATCATTCGTCAAGAGATTGATAGAGTAAAAAAGAATGAACATTTCCTTTATACTTTCAAGACTTCTGAACGTATTGCTAATGAAAAGAAAGTAAGTGATCATCAGTCACAACCGGAACGTGAATTTGTTTCTGAATTGGCAAGTAAAAATGCTAATGGTAACAATACCTATGAGATTCAATTACGTGATGCTATACGTATGGCTGATGAACTTGCAAGTAAGATTGATGGTGCTGACTTGGCCAATCAAATGTTACGTTTGCATAGTCGTGTTATCATTCATGAGAATACATTCAAGAGTGTTCAATTATTTACTACTCTTGGATTACGTCGTTCTGATGGCACGCAAATAATCAGTCAGAACTTAATTGAAGAATTAAATGCTATTGGAGAACTTGATCCATCTATTCTTGATGCAAAAGGACAACTTACCGAAGCACAACTTACTCAGTTATCTAAAAGAGAGAATATCGTAAACAATATCCTTTCTGAAATGAATGTCGAATATAATAAAGAAAATTCTGAATTATTTTCTAAGGACAATCAAGATTTGTTGTTTGAGATATTCCGTGAGTTTTATGTTGCCAATGATTCTATTGGAGAAGATGGAAAAGTACTTAATTCAGAAGGTACTCTTTTACATGCTGATGATTCATCTTCACATATTGGAGAGAATGGTTCATTGACAAATTCTACTCGTGAACTACATGCCCGTAATCCATTATTTACTATGGAGAATGTTGGTGGTGTTTCCAAACGTAAATACAATTTTTCCAGTTCTAATGCAAATGATATTACCCGACTGCGCGAACACTTGAACACGCTTATCTGGATAGGTAGTAAATACAGTATGAACGATATGTTCAAGATACGAAAAATGATATTTACTAATGAGTCAAATACACCATTAGAAACGGGAGAACAAGAAGCTGCAATCAATTCAATAGTTGGACTTTTAAGCAATAAAACGCTTACAAGTCCTTTGTCGTTATTTGCAAATTACTTTTTACCTATGCATTCA